GTGGAAAAGGGAACCAACAAAGGCAAGCTCTATATAGCCAAGAACAGAATTGGATTAGATGGTAAGGTGTTTAATGTTGAATTCCATCCTGAAACTGCTCAAATCAAAATAATAGAAATGAGCGATGATGCTGAATCAGATATTATTCACAACATTAAAACAGATGGAGGATTGGAAAACTTATTTACCAAATTTAGAGACGAGAGGTAAACTATGCCTATTCATGAATTTAAGTGTGATGATTGTGGAGAAATTTTTGACAGAATATTGACATTTGGAGAGTATGATTCTTATTCGAAGAAAAATAAATTTTTGATGTGTCCAGAGTGTGAACATTTTAGTAATCAACATACTAAAATATTCTCAGGCAAAACTCATTTGAAGTTTGTTGGAAAATGGGAGAAGACAGGAGGTTATTGATGGCAGATATTTATAACATATTTAGAATTAACACAAGTGCAGAATATGCAATGCCTAGTTTAGTATTCTCAGGAAAGACTACTGATCATACATTGGATGAAGTAAAATCTATGTGCGCAAAAATTCTGCAAAAAGCAACAAGACAATACAACGAACATGTAAGAGTTGAATTATGGTTGAGAAAATCAGCCGAACAATCTATGGAGACAGGTGATAAGCCTATACACGTAATTGAAAAATAAACGAGAGGTTTGGAGATAATGGTAAATGTCTGAAAAGGTCGATAAGCTTACCGAATGGTATGATGGTGACAAATTAGCAGCAAGTGTACTGAGTGAAAAATATTTAATGGAAGATGAAGATTCTCCTGAAAAAATGTGGAAGAGGTTGGCAAGGGAAGCAGCTTCAGTAGAATCAACAGAAATCAGACAAGATGTAAGAAAGCAATTCAATGAAGTACTAAAGGACTGGAAGTTCATCCCGGGTGGGAGAATTAACTATGCTTTAGGTAGAACAGAAAATGTGTCAAATACAAATTGCTACGTGATACCTATTAGGAAAACTATAGATCATGAACGATGGATGCAATCAGTGAATGACAATTCAGATTTTGATATAGCAGATAAAGATAAATATACAATAGAAGCAGATTCAATAGAAGGAATATATAATTGGCTTAAAGAATCAGCATTAACATACAGAGCAACAGGAGGCGTTGGAACAGATATATCAGTATTAAGACCCAAAGGCTCGGAAGTTAAGAATTCAGGAGGTATAACTCCTGGATCATTCTCCTTTATGGATCTTATGTCTAAGTCAACCCATACAGTTCATCAAAAACTCAGAAGAGGAGCTCTGATGATCACCATGAATATCCATCACCCAGATATATTGGAATTCATAAAGATTAAAAAAATATTGGGTAAAATAAAGTTCGCTGAAAATCAAGGTGAAGGTTATAATGACTTATACAAGCTTGTAGAACATGCAAATATCAGTGTCCTAATAACAGATGAGTTTTTGCAAGCTTTAGAGAATGGAGAAGAATATGAACAACGATGGCCAGTTGAAGGCAAAGCAAAAATTAAGCATAAGGCAAATGCGAAAGAAGTTTGGGATGCCGTCATTGAGAACGCTCACCAACATGGAGAACCAGGGATCTTATTTATTGACAATCATAAAAAAGATGATGCCCTTTGGTATTGCAATCCTTGTGTTACTACTAATCCTTGTGGAGAACAGTTTTTAGGGGCTTACGGCAATTGTCTTTTGGGTCATATGAATCTTGCAAAGTATGTAAAAAATCTTAAAGATAGTATAGAGCAAATAACTGAAGATGATTGGGTATTTGACTATAAATCATTTTGGGATGATGTTAGAGTAGCTGTAAGATTCTTAGATAATTGTATCGACTGGAATAATGGAAGACATGCACTACCTCAGCAAAATGAAGTAGCGCTTAATGAAAGAAGAATAGGACTTGGCATCACTGGTTTAGGTGATGCCTTGATCCGTTTGCAGATCAGATATGATTCAGCTAAAGCTAGAGAAATGGTTGAGTTGATAATGGCAGGATTTAGAAATGCTGCTTATGATGCTTCTGTAAATTTAGCAAAAGAAAAAGGAGCATTTCCTTGGTACGAAAGCAAAAAGTGGATGAGATCTAAATTTGTAGAAAGATGGATAGATGAAACAGCCTATAGCGAAAAAGAAAATGCAGCTCTTTATGAGAATGGAATTAGAAACTCATTCCTTCTAACTGTTGCTCCTGTTGGAAGTGGTAGTATTATTGGCCAGGTTTCTTCAGGTATTGAGCCATTGTTTGCAACTTCGTATACAAGAAGAGTAAGGCAACAAGATGGAAGTACATTCAAAGAATTCAAAACTTATCCTCGAATCATAGAAGATCTATTTGACAATGATGAAGATCTTCCTGAATATGTAGTTACTGCTCACGATGTAAATCCTAAGAGTAGAGTTAAGTTACAAGCTGTAATTCAGAGATACATAGACAATTCTATTAGCTCTACAATAAACTTAGCTGAAAATGTAACTACAAAAACTGTAGAGAATGTATATCTTGATGCTTGGAAACAAGGATTAAAATCTCTAACAGTATATAGAGATAGATCAAGAGAAGGTATCTTAATTCCTGATGAGCCTGAAGAAGAGAAGCCTAAGGTAAACAAGAAAAGGCCGTTGACTTTGTTTGGTCCAACCTACAAGATTCCGGTTGATGCCGAAAGAAAAGTCTACATTACAATTGGTGGTTTTGAAGATCAACCAAATAAGCCTTTCGAGATATTCTTAAACACATACGGAAAGGACGATACTGAGTTAAAAACAATTTCAGTATTATTATCTTCATTGCTTAGACAGGTTGATGATCCTTCATTCATAATTAATCACTTGAAGAAAATTGAGTCTCCAAAGCAAGGCACATTTTGGCATGATGTAGAAGATAAGAGAAGATATTTCATCAACTCTGTTCCAATGGCTGTCGCGATTGCTTTAGAAAAATTCATGAATAGAGTTGAGCCAAAAGAAGGAAATGGAACTAGTGAAAAAGATACATTAGATCATGCAGAACAATGTCCAAAGTGTAGCGACATGTCTTATATATCTGAAGAAGGTTGCAATAAGTGTATGAATTGTGGTTATAGTAAGTGTAGTTAATTTAAAATTATATTCAGATTTATTATTATATATCCAAAGGAGAATTATATGAATGATAGTGAAATCCACCGGCAAGCACTAGAACCAAGCATTGACATCCAAGAACCAAAAAAGAAAGTTTTCAAGCCAGGTCTCCAGTTCGAAGCCACGGTTTCAAAATTGGCAGCAAAATATAAAGATTTAGAAACTATTTTCAGACATATGAGTTTAGGTCAAATAAGCAAACATACAGAAAAAGATGGATGTATATATCACATAGACAAAGGATTGATATATGATTCTAACACGGGGGAGATAAATGAGCAACAACGAATTTGAGTTATACCGAATGACCGATGATGATTGGTCTCAATTAGCTTATGAAGGAGAGCCTGTTTCTGAAGATTGGCAAGATGGTAGACAGTGCACATTGAATCACAGTGAATTAGATGAAATAGATGATCTTTGCAATATGTATTGCAATGAGAAATTTAAATTTGAGTATGCACAGATAGGAGGAATTTGTCAAAGATCATTTGAGAAGCTATTCGCAGGGAGTGTTGAGCCTACAGAACTATATGGAGAAGAAGATAAGAAATTTAAATATGATGGAAAATTTCTTGGCATTAGATATGATCATAAGGGAATGAGATTGATACGTGATCTTCATAGAATTTTTATAGGCACAGATAAAAGTATAGAATATCAGATGAGATTAGGAATAGAAATGTATGCTCTAGGCTATATAGATCATGATCATGTATATACATTCGTTGGATTTTTAGATATCAGAGAAGCAAAGAAGCTAGATATAAAGATAGCTAAAGGAAAAAAGCTAAGATGTTTTGATCTTACACTGGATGAATCTGTCTATAGTTCGAATGGAATTAAATTGACAGAATGGAATTAAATTGACAAGAGTATAATATGAATTACATTTTGGGTGGAGGAGTTGCTGGAATGACTCTTGCACTCTACTTAAAAGATTTTAAAATTTTTGATGCTAATCCTATGGGCCAACTGAATAGTAAGTATATTCTTGGCCCTAGACTCATTACTAAAGATGAGTACACAAAAGAATTCTTCAATACTTTTACTATGTCTTATTCATTGGATGTTGCAACGGCATATGTTGGTTATGAGAGTGATGGTCAAATATCAAGAGATCCTGATCATGATTTTAAGAAGAAATATTCTCTTATAACTAGAGGGCATAGTGATTATGAGCAGAGTTTTTTATCCAGTGGCCAAAATGCAATTGAGCATTATATTTTCAAGGGAGTAGATGATTCTTATGGTGCATTATTCCGTATCATAGAAGAAAGGCTTAGAAATAATTCTAGATTCATCTATAGAAATGTAGAAAAAATAGATATAAAAGATAGAACAGTTCACACAAGCAATATAGTTTATAACTATGATAATCTCGTAAACACACTCAATTTTAAAATCTTCAGAAAATTATTAGTAAATAATACTCAATTATGGAAAGACAAATTAGAAACAGAATTAAAGTGTTTCTATGTAACCGAATATACTGCCGAAGATAGAAAATTAGCAAAAGATTATTACTACATTTATTCAGTAGATGGAGAATATACAAGAAGAACTTTTCAACATGATCATGTAATTTATGAGACTGTTCAACCTCATCAATCTCCAACTGTAAATGGAGCTACAATAAATGGTGCTGGAATAATAGAAAAGATAGAGAATATCCCGATTCAAATAAAGAAGAGTTTGAATATCAAAAATGCTAAAGGAATTCCAATGTTTGGTAGATATGCACAATGGTCTCATAGAATTAAATTTAATGATTCACTTGCTGAAGTAGAGAGAGTGAGAAAGGCAGTTAATGGATAAGTCAGAAAAAATTAATCAATTAGATTCAATGTTTGAAGTACAATTAACATTCGAAGAAATGTTTTTGAGAAATAAAACAGGATTGAACTTAGATGATATAAGAAAGAATCCTGAAGTATTGTTGAAGTGGAATAAAGAATTCATTCTAGCTTTGATGAAAGAATCTTCTGAATTATTGGATGGAATAGATTGGAAGACACATTCAGAAAAGAATGAAGAAGAGCTTAGAGATAATTTCTTAGAAAACTCTATAGATGTGATGAAATATTTGTTCGCACTATACACTATAAATGGATATTCAGCTGAAGATATTTATGACAAATTCATTTCAAAATCTCATGTAGTAGCAGAGAAATATCAACAAGAAGACGTTCTTACTAGAATAAAAAGTTGCAAAGCAATGAGGTTGGCAATCATAGATATAGATGGAGTTCTATCTGATTATCCAAAATCATTTTTAGAGATGGTAAATGTAGATCCTCCTTATCACAATTATTCATCAGTTCCAGAACTTAGAGAATGCAACTTCAAATTATATGAAGACATGAAGCACAAGTATAGAACAACTGGAGTCAAGAAAACTCTAAAGGTCAAGCCTGGTGCTATGAACTTTCTTAATAAACTATATGACCAAGAAATAGTAATCGTCCTATTAACAGCTAGGCCTTATAGACACTACTTGAGAATATATCACGACACGATTACTTGGCTTAAGGAAAACAATCTTGTATACGATGCAATAATATGGGAAAGTAGGAAAGCTGCATACGCTGTTAAACATTTAGCAAATCATGAGGTTGTATTATGCATAGATGATGAGATGAATAATGCAAATGATTTAGCTAAGGTGTTTAAAAATGTACATCTTATGATTAATAACCAACTATACAGAAATGGTGAAGATTGCTTGAGCAAGGTAATGAATAGATTAGATCATAAAATAAAGGTTGTCAGATCATTTGACGAAATAAAACTATGAAAGATTTATTGACGTTTTGTATTTATGAGTTCCCAGCGGCTGTCTATGACTTAAATCACTGGGAAGAAAGATTCGATCTTCATATAAAATCTAGAAGCATGAAGAATGATTCTTTTAGAATATATTACATGAATCCAAGAAATGATTCTCAAGAAGTAATAGCTTGCTGCCCAAATGCAATGTTTGATGAGGGGTATTCTCGTTTCTTGATTGAACTGCAATTTCCTGAAATAAATTTAGAAAATCATGAATTCAACAAGCTTCTATTATTTGGCAGCTTTAGAGGAATTCATGTAGCAAACATATTAGATTATGAAGAATATTTAAGAGTCAAATGCAAAAAGGAGAATGATGAGAGTTTACATTACAGGATCTAAAGGATTCATTGGAAGAAATTTAGTAGCTGATTTAAAAGATCACGGCCACACAGTCTTGGGCGATGATGATCTTATAAGAAATAATGCTACAACAAGATTTTATAGATCTAATTTAGATATTACTGATAAATTATCTACTTGGAAATCGTTGTTGCAAAATAATAACGTAGACGTTGTAGTTCATAATGCAGCTATAGTTGGAACTGATGTTTGTGCTATGTATCCTGAAAAAACATTTAACACGAATGTATTTGGAACTTATAATATAGCGATGGCTTGTAGAGAAACTCATACACCAATTATCTATATTGGAACTACAGTAATTTATGGCACTGATGCTTATCAAAAAACTCCAATTTCAGAAGAAAGTCAAATAGCTCCAAGAACTTTATATGCTAAAACTAAGTTCGAAGGAGAATGTTATGTTAGAGATATATGTAAACCCTCTCGCTTCTGTATAATGAGGCCATTGTTTTGTTATGGTGGGATTGGCGATATGAATAGTTTGATAGCAAAGTCTATTTTCAACTACCAGAAAAATAAAGACAATGATACAGAAGATAGAATAAGTATTTTTCTTGATCCATATAAGAGCAAAGACTACATGCATGTTTCTGATTTTGTATGGGCAATTAGAGTTGCAATAGAAAATAATCTATATAGATCAAATGAAGATTTCAATATTTCTGTAATGAATCCTATGAGGACTCAAGATATTGCATACGAGATAGATCATGTTTTAGGAGGGAATTCATCGCAATATATTGATTGGTTTCCTAAAACAGATTATCTAGGAAACCATTTAGCATTCAATGGTAAGTTTAAACATTATGTAGATAATGAATGGAATCCAATAATATCAGTTAGAGAGGGAGCCGAAATGTTCTTGTCTCAAATGATGTTGAACAAAGATGAGGATTATGATCCACTAGAACACTTGAACAAGATCAAAGAAGATAAAGTCGACATAGAAAAATTTTATAAGTAGGAGAGCTAATGTTTTATAGAGGGAAATTTCTAGTAATAGAAGGATCAGACTGTTCTGGAAAGAGTACTCTATTGCATGATACTTTTGATGGAGCAAGTGTGATCAACAAGAATACATTTATTCAAGATCGTGGAATGTCAACATCCGTAATATACCCAGAGGCATTGGGTCAAAAGGAGGTTGATATTTTTAGTTTGAGAAAAGCATTTGAAAATACATTGCATTCAAACAGTCATTTCTATTTCTTTCTAGATACTCCATTCAAGGTAATTCAGAACCGAATGAAAGAGAGAGGTGATGATAGATACCCAGAAGAAAATATGGATTTTCACAGAAAAGTGAATGATGCTTATAGAAATTTTTTCAATCAGTACTTAGATTATGGAAATGTTTTCAAGCTCCATCAACATGAAGATTATTGCAAAGAATTAGTCTATAAAATTGACAAATTAGATCTTCTCTCAAGAGGAAGTCAAGTAGTTGCAGATTTAATCGTAGCTATGTATTCAGTTTATAATCATCCGAATAAGAACATCAACAACTATAGATTCAACTGGCACTACAAAAATGCAGATGATTTTCAGGAAGATAATAGTCCAGTATATATCTTGAATAATATTAGACAGTCGGATATGTCGAATGATATGCTGTATGAAGTATTCGGAAAACCTTGGCCCTTCGCGCACTGTTATAATATTGAATCAGTTGATGAAATACAAGAAAAAGAATTATACGAGCAATGTAAGATTTTAAATGATCTATATTTTAACTCTCACATTCAAATGTCTAAATATGGAGAGGGTAAAAATAGCAGAAGATTCTTAGCAACTAATGATTCTTGCATGTCTTCGTTTCAAGTATTATTAGAAGATGATGCTATCAATATTATAGTCAATATGAGATCGGCCAGTATAAAAAATAACTTTCCAGTTGATGTTGCATTTGTATATGAATCAGTTGGGAGCATACTTGCATTTTTTAATGACTACGAATATAGAGATTTAAAAATGAATATAAATGAATTAAAAGTTAATATTAGTATTGACGTAGGATCATTACACTATCCAGAGGATTAAGGATGAATAGACAAGAACTATATGATAAAATAGATGCTTGCAATTCGTGCGAGTTGCACAAACTAACTGCAAATGAGAAGAGATTGAAACCGTGGGGCTATGAAAAATCAATGTTTATGATGATTGGACAATGCCCCTCTTCTGTCATTGATGAAGATTCAAGTGAATTCTTCTTCCATTATTCTAACACCAATCCAACATTCACTAAGAACTATAACTTGCTTGAATCGATGTTCAAGAAAGTAGGACTAGACTTTCATACGATGTGGAAGACTAACTTGCAGAAGTGTCGACCAGAAAACAATGATGATAAGAACTATCTAGAAATGGAAACTTGTCGAGACCAGATTCTAAGGGATGAGATTGAATTTGTTGGATCGAAAGTTATATTTTTATTGGGAGGTGCTGTTCAAAAGCAAATGGGATTGGATGACAGAGCCAGAGGAAAAATGACATACTCTGAAGAATTCAAGTGTTACTTCATCCCAATTTATCATGTGTCGTATTGCACTCGAGGAGGAATAACTGAAGAGGAATACATTAATCAATTAGATCATCTCAAAACAGATCTAAAGGAAGTTAGAGACTTAACTTTTGTTAACTTGCACCATCACAATCAGTTTTCAGTTCGGGATGGATATGGAACTGAAACTCAAATTACAAAGAGGCTGCAAGAACTTAGAAGCCCTGGATTTGCTCTAACCAACCACGGCAATATCAATGGTCATTACAGACAGTACAAGGAATCAAATGCAGTTGGGTTGAAGCCAGTCTTTGGGACTGAGTTTTACTACAACAAGAATCGAAATGAAATTATGGAGATTCTGCAAAATGAAGATAAGAAAGACAAGGAGCAAAATGCTAGACGTGTGGAACTTGGCAAAGAAACTTATCATATAACAGTTTTGGCTAAGAATGAAGAGGGGTATAAGAATCTAATACGAATCAATAACAAAGCCGTTATGGAATCATTTTACAGATTTCCATTGATTGATTTTGAATTACTAGAATCAGCAAGGGGAAGCATCTATGTTTTCAGTGGATGTGCTGGAGCATATATTCCTCAATATTTGATTGGGCTTGATGATACTCCAGCTTATGAAGAAGCCGAATTATTTCAAGCTACTTTTGGTGAGGATTTCTATATCGAACTTATGAGTTCTCAATATGAAAAGCAAAAAGAAATCAATGCTAAATTGTTGGGAATGTCAGATGAAATGGGCATAGAATATGTTGTAACAAATGACGCGCATTATATCTATCCTGAGGATGCAAAAATTCATGAAATGCTGTTGTTGTCAAGAAACAATGCAACATATGAAGATCTAAATGATGAAAGCAAGAATGTCTGGGTATTTACTGACCAAGATTATTTCATTAAATCTGCTCAAGACATTAGAGAAAATATTGATGTAATTCCCGAAAACAGAATTGACAAAGCAATCGAGAATGTGAATGATCTATTTGCAACAATAAAATACTTCGAAATAGATGATTCAATAAAAATGCCAAAAGTTTCCGATGACTCAGTTAAAGAGCTAAAGAGCTTGATGATCAAAGGATTAGAAAAGAGAGGCATCAAACCTGATGATGCAATATTCAGAAGAATGAAGGAAGAATTGAATGTAATTATTGACACAGGATATATTGACTACTTTCTAATTCTTGCTGATGTTGTTAGATATGCTAAAGATAAATATGGTAGATATTGTATTGGCCCTGGAAGAGGATCGGCTGTATCTTCATTGATAAACTATCTATTGGAAATTACAGATGTGAATCCTCTCAAATATGATTTCATGATGTTCTCAAGATTTCTAGATAGAGCAAGAAAAGATGATCCAGATATTGATACTGATTTTGATCCAAGAATTAGGGATGACATCTTAAACTATGTAACAGAAAAATATGGTGCTGATCAAGTTATGTCTATTGGAAACTATGGAACCAACAAAGCAAAGAGTTCTATAGCTGATGTATTCCGAGCTTATAATGTAGACTATCGAGACGTATTGAATGCTACAAAAAGTTTAGACGGAGACAAAGATGTTGAGAATAAAACTCTAAGTGATATTAGAGACAGACACCCAAAGATTGATGCTCTAATAAAGCTACATCCAGATTCTCACTATATTATTGAGGGCATTCGAGATCAAATTAGAAGTATCGGGACTCATGCAGCTGGAATAGTACTTTCCGGTATTAACTTGATTGAGAATGTTCCTCTTTCTAGAACATCATCTAAGAAGTTTGTTACTGCAAATACTGAGGGTGGAGATTATCATGAGTTATCTGAAATGGGATTTGTTAAGTATGATTTCTTGAGCTTATCTTGCATAGCTCTTATCAATGAAACCAACAAGCTTATTGAAGCTAAAACTGGAAGTGAAATTGATTGGGATAAAATGGAAGATCATGAAGATGATCATACTGAAATCTATGCTCTAACTCATAAGGGTGATTCGTATGGAATATTCCAGTACTCATCTTCATTAGCTGTTGACTTCCTAAAGAAAATGCAGCCAACTACATTTAATGAGTTCATAGCCGCATCAGGATTATTGAGGCCAGGACCATTAGATCAGAATATGCATACTGAATACTCAGATAGATTGAACAAGAAAAAGAGATACAAGATTCATCCAGCATTACAAGATATACTAGGACCAACATTCGGTGTAATTGTATATCAGGAACAGATTATGAGAATCTGTGCTGAGTTGGCTGGCTTTACAGCTGAAGAAAATAATGTGTTTAGAAAAGCTCTAGTTAAGTATGAGAAATCTGAAGCACATGAAAAAGTTAGAAGAGCTAAAGTCAAATCATTCTCAGATAAACTGATTGCAGGTTTAGAAGATCATATGAGTTTGAAAGAAGCACATGAACTATGGGGATTGATCGAATCATTCGCTAGGTATGGATTCAACTATTCACATTGTCACTCGTATGGAGTTCTATCTTGGAGACAGCTATACCAAAAATATTTCTATCCAGTTGAGTTCTATTGTGCAATGTTGAATGTTGAAATGATAGATCACATTCCAATGATCATCAGAAATATGATTCTATTCCCAGCAAGGGAATTCAAAAATGGTGAAGTTAAGTCTGAATTTAGCATCAAACTCAACAAGCCTGATTTGAGAAAAATGAATTATGATTTTCAAATTTGTGATGATGGAAAAAGTATAGATTATGGAATTGGTAAGATCAAATTTCTATCGCGAGATTCATTTGATGTTCTTGAAAACAACTTGACTTCAAAAGATATGGCTGATTTTGAAACATTGATAAAAGTAAAATATGATAAGCCAGGAAGAACTGGGAATATCAATAGATCATTAGTGTTGGGTAAGAAAGTATTTCAATCATTAGTATATTCGGGAGCATTAGACTATCTTAATATCGAACGAAATGAAATGATTGACTTCTATAATGAAACTCATAAGTCTACAGTCAAAAGAATAACTGGTAAGAAGGGCGTTGAGGAAACTGAAAATGATTATTGCGGAGTTTCATTTGACAAGCTTCAACGGCTTCCAAAAATTAGAGAAGCGGTAGAAGAAATATTGACTGATGATTTGAGATCATTTTATGAAACTGGATCACCAAGAACTATGGACGCTATAGCTGATTATGTAGAAGTTATAGAAAAAAAAGATAGGGTTAGCAAGAACAATAGAAAATATTCACTCTACAAAGTTGCTAATTTGTATGATATATTCTATCCCATCATGTCTTGGTCAAGCGAGCTAAATTCATCGATTAAGAAAGGTGATGAGTTTGTAGGGCTGTTTAAAAAGAGCAATGAATTTGTTAATATACTAAAAGTATTGCAGACAGTGGAGGAAGAATGAATAAGTATAAAGATATAGAAGACATTAGGAAGACAGCCGGAACACTTCCTTCTGAAAAACCCATTAGGAAAACTAATTTCAAAGTTTTTCCTTCGGGTTGTGAAGTTGCAATAATAGATCAGAATTTGAATCCTTTGAGAGCAATGTTTTGTACTAGCACTGCTACTTGGGGAGATAACGATTATGAAGATAAATGGCCACGGACTACTGTAGAAGGAAAGTTCGAAGTTATCAAGGCAGTGTTGACACACAACACACTTCCTCAAGCCAGAGAAATGATAAACTTTATTTTCAGAGTCAATGGAGTTCCAAGATGGTTGTTTGATCAGCATACTCAAACACCGTTTACTTCATTCATGAGTATTGGATGTAGAGACAACAATAAAATAGATTGTGATTTCATTACTACTGAAAATGATGGAGTATTCACGGAAGAAGAGATGAGAGCTCTAGAAGGAATGAAAGATTTGTATGCAAACGTATTAACAATAGGCGAGGGAAGTTGGCAATCAGCCAGAACATTCTTGCCTCAAGGTTATCAGCATGCTTATCATTTTGGACAAAATCTATTATCGATATCTTCAATGAAATTTCTGAATGAGCAAATGTCTGATCTATATAGAATGATAGTGAGTCAAATTGGAATTGATTCTCCTTTGTTGCAACAATATTTACAAATTTTATGGAAAGATAATGATGAGGTTTTTGATAAAATATCTAATATGAAATATGAAGATCTCTCAATATGGGACAAATTGAGATTGGAGGACAAAAGCTAATGGGAATCATGGAACACAAGATGGTTGATAGAGGTGTAGAGATAGTAAAAGGCATAGAAGATCTTAAACTCATATTGATAGTGAATGGAGCAAAGAAGAAAGTTCCAGATTTAATTCAATATTCAGTAATGGGATTACCGATTTGTCAATATGATCAGCATTCAAGAGCAAGAATTGGTGCTAAATTTCTGAATTATAAGGTTTCGGAAGAACCTAGATATGTTTTCTATTCTCATGTATATGATATGTTAGAGAACGATAAAGATTTCAGAACAAGAACTTTTGTAAATCTAGAAGAGCTCGAAAAGAGAAGAGAAGAAGCTAGCAACAAAGCTACGTTTAATTTAATGTCTAGAAGATGTTCATATGCCGTTGAACAAACCTGGCCTTCACTATTTGGTCAAATGATGAGAAGGCTAAAGTTTTGTGAAGAAGAGTTTATTGTAGGTTTACACTGGAGACTTAGAGATGAATTAGTCGAAGGAGGAGTTATTTCAGCAAAAGAGCTTGTTCCAGGATGTGATAAAATTAAGAAATGTGATTATTCATCAGCTGATTACCTAAGCAATATGTTTGGATGCTTGTTTGCATCATGCGGAAGATGGAAGAGCGAAACAGATTTTGCAACATTCAATGAATCTTGTTCTACACCAGAACAAATTTCAGAACAGCTTGGCATAATAATTCCAATGAGTGACTACGAACACAAAATGGTGATACAGGAAGCTGATGTCTAGGTTTGTTAAATATTTCATAATTGATTCTGGAATATTTGTAATCGAGCTCTATACATTTTCAATAATACTCACGATGATTACAGCAGGAGTTGCTAGCATATGTTTGACAATAATAGGGGAAAATCCATTCCTAGTGGAGAAGGTAGATGAGTGAAGAACCTGATATTTATGAAAAATTTCGAAATAGATATTCAGAATATCTATACAGAATTTGGCACACCGCCGATGCATCAAGAATTACAGAATTAGAAAATACAATAGCAGCAGCTGAAGCAGGATTGTTAGAAATTTTACAAACCAGTAAAGATCAATATACAAAATTAGTAGTTAAATCGACAATTGAAAGAATGAAGGCAGGCAAAGGAATGTCAGCATTCTTAAGAGATAATTATGAATCAATTGTTAAAGCTATGGAAAGGCTATGATATGTTAGTACTAACAATACTCTGGGCTGTTCTAGGTTTAGGTAATCTGATAACATGACAAGCCCAATTGACCTCACAGATGAGAATTTCCAAACCGAAGTCGTTGATTCAAGTTTACCCGTTCTCGTAGATTTCTGGGCTACGTGGTGCGGTCCGTGCAAAATGGTTGCCCCCATTGTGGATGAATTGGCGAACGAATATGACGGGAAAATAAAATTCGGAAAGGTTGATGTAGATACTGCACAGAAAACAGCTGGAGAATTTGGAATTCGAAGTATTCCAACCTTGTTGATTTTCAAGGATGGTAAGGTTGCTGACCAGGTTGTCGGATCCGCAAACAAAAAGGATTTGGAAGAGAAGCTCGCTTCTTTCCTTTAAGAATCATTGGATGGCACAAAAAAGCAGGGAGTTGGAGCAATTTAAAAGGAGAAAGAAAATGTGGAGACGGAAATGACCAAAACCGAAGTATTAAATTCTACTCGCAGGCCGAACGGCAAATTGCAATCAAGCATTCTGCGAAAGTTGAAGAAAACCAAATTCGGCCGTTGCAATTACTGCGCCACTCCTTACAAAGAATGCAGTCGGTCTATATCAGGATTTTCAATGGTTTTTGTCTATTGTTCTGGATGCTCGCATCATCCCAAGCCAAGAAAAACAGGAGAATTTAAATGGTATTAGATCCTTTTGCGAGAATGTATGAGTTACAAAAAATGACTCAAGAATTCTTCAGAGATAACGGAGCAGCTGATAGTGCTGCATTACCAAATAATCCTGATGTTGTAGCAGTTTTCAAAGAAAATGTATTGCTCATGATCAAGGAAGTGGCTGAGGTTCTTGATGAGGTGGATTTTAAGAAACACAGAAAAGATGATAATAGTAAAGCAATCAACAAATATAGAATAAGAGAAGAGCTAATAGATGTAATGAAATATTGGTTCAATCTCTGTATATTGCTAGACATAAAACCCGATGAATTATTCATAACTTTTGAATATAAAACTGATAAAGTAATTGAGAGGTATGAGAGAGAATTTTTAGATGCTAAAGTTTGATGACACAAAATTAGATCGTAAAGAAATAATTGGTGAGAAAAAAGGTGTACTTACTGCTCAGATTGTTTATAACACATTGATTAAAAACAACTACCGATTATGGTTTATAGGAAATGAGGATGGCACGAGTCTTCATTATTCTAAAATAGGTGAAGGTGATTATGGCGGCACCATAGCTTGGACTAGTAAAGAATTGGCAGAAGTTTATGTAAATGGAATAGATGTGAAAACTAGTTTGCTTAGAGTTTATGGACATCACATATCAATAGCTAATATGTCTCTGTATTATCTGCAGAGCATTCTGAACGAACATAATGCAAAAGTATTGGGCACTTTATTAATTAATCCCAATCCGAACGGCTTTTTTACTCCTTTGTCAATGTTCTTTTTTAAAGAAACTCATGATTACTTGGATGCTGAATTGTTAGGTAAAGATAATATAGCCGAAATCGATGTAGGAATGTTTACTTACGATAAGGAAGAAAAGAAATATTTAGAAGAAGATTTTGAATCTTCTGAAATAGAATGATATTTATATTGAAATCAAAATAGGGTTAGCCATTTATATGACCAACGCTGACATGTCTCCCAAGGAATTTTCAGCAGAATTTGGATGTGTAAGTAGCTAACCCGTTTAAATTATGAGGGTATAATGGAGAAAGAAAATATATTGATCGTTGAAGAAGATGAATCAGAATTGGATCTAGAAAAGGTTTTAGAAATTACAGATGAAGCACTTGATGGCAGATTAAAAATAATATTAGAAAATTTGACAGAAGCTTCAAATTTACTCAGACAAGGTGTGGATTCAACAAGAGAAGAAAAAGATTTATTAGAGGATGAAACATTTCAAAAATGGATAATTGCAAATCTCATCATAGAAAGATCAGAACATGATGAGGAATTTAAGAGATTATTGTACTACATGTTTGAAGTTTGTAAAGGAAATATATATGAACTACTGCTTCAATATGATTTAAAAATATCAATGGATGATGAAAATTATTCATTCGAACTATTGATAAACGAACCGGAAGAATAGAAATGAATAAAAAGAAAGCTAGAAATGAATTAGAAAAATTGAACTTTTTTGCCAGCAACATTGATGTTATGCTTAAAGAAGCAAGCATAGCTAGAAATGGAATTGGATCTGTAGAAATAAAGATAGACGCATTATCCGAAAACTTACTATTTAGTTCAAAATATGCTGATAGTTCTGATGATTATTTCAAGCTCATAAAGTTAAGCAATGAAGCTATTAGTAATATTTCAGATATCAAAATAGTTTTAAGCAGAATATATGAAAAAATTCTAGACAACATAATTACTGTTTCAAAGGAATCGGGATTGTCTATTGAGAAGGTTGTAGCAGAAGAAGAACCTATGAGAGGTCCTTCTAAGATTGAAGTAGCAGAAGAAGAAAAGGCAAACTTATCTAGTGAAAATCAGCAGTTGTTGAATGCTTTGTTTTACATAGATGAGAATATTCGTAGTGGAATTGATGATATAAAGGGAGAAAAAAATGGCAAAAAGGAAGACGAAGAAGAAAAAGCCTGTGATAGTAAGGATCAAAGACAAGATTCTGACGAATAATTATGGGATGGAATACAAGGTTTATGTAGATGCTCCCAAGAATTTGAAGCCAACAAAAGAAGATGTTGGAAAATTAGCCGAGGTTGCAGGGAAGCAAAGGAAAGATGGATATTTCAGAATAATGGAAGTAGATGAAGGCAATAATATTTTAGTAACTACAAGAGATAGTTCGTTCAAGACTTTCCCTTATGACAGTGTTATACTCCACCGGGATGAAGAAGTAAGAGCACAGAAGGGAACTATAATAGAATTTATGAAATCAGGTAGAAAGAAAAGGACTCGCGGTGCAAGAAAGTAAAATAATTACACCAAACCAATTGAATACAACAGGAATAAAACCTTCTGAAGTTGAGCCATTAGAAGTTATGCAAGCATTGGCAAGAAGGGTTCAATTCCTTGAAAGAGAATTCTCAGCAGTTAGAACAAGATTATATAATATTGAGGTTGAATGTCAGATGTTACAGGAGAAGATAGATGCGACTGAATGATGTAATAATTTTGTTAGAGATTGACTTATCAATTAAATATAAAAAAACATGAAGTTAATATCCGCTAATAAGCTTGCAGAAATTATAGATAGAAATTCTGATTCTCTTGTAAATGTTAGAAAAATTAAGAAAATTTTAAATAAAGAATCAAAGTATTGGACTGAATCTATTATCAGTATTTCTAATCTAATTGGTGTGAATGATCTAGATGTTGATAAAAGTTATGCTGATTTTAGTAAAGGTAGTATAGTTGTCTTATCTAACGGGACTATAGTTGATGGTAGACATAGAGCATCTATGATATTACATAATAATAAGGATAAAATTAATGCATATATACCTGTAAATGTACTTGCTAGTAGAGAAAACGAATGAGACCGAGGAGACCGAGTAGTTCTAGATGGGGCACTAGAGTTACTGATATGAAAAAGAAGCTCTATAAAACAGCATTGAGAGGCTCTAAAAGAAAATTTGCCGATCCTGGTGATTATAGAAAAGGGCAGAGGCGGACTAAGCCTGAAAAGGATATGATGTCCATCTTAAGAACATTGGGATTAGAATACGAAGAGGAATTTTCCATTCCATTTGCTAATACTTTTAGAGTTTATGATTTTCGAGTTGGAGAAAAACTACTCATAGAAGTGGATGGAGATTATATCCATTATAACAATGAAACTCAAAAAGGTCCTCGTACTGCAATGCACCTCAAAAATAAACAGAATGATAAGATCAAGCAATGGTTGTGTGAAAAAAGAGGGTATACTTTGATAAGATTCTGGGCCTCAACTATAGAAAATGATAAAGAATTGGTGGAAGAGAGAATAATGGAAGCAATTAATGAAATCGATTCATCAACTTAGAGATCAACATCGAAGATGGCATTTTGAACATGACTTTTTTGAATTTAGCGATATAGATCCTGGAATTCCTAAATTCTATATTGATACATTAAAAAATTTAGTATGCGACACATGTGAAAAAACTATAACTGAAGGATCAAAGGAGTTATCAGCTCCTCCTCCAAAGCAAAGTAAATTAAAATATCAGGGATTAACAGGTTATATTAGAGAGTGTAAAGAGAGTGGAATGCCTTGGGATGAAATATTTGATGATCTATATTTGATGCATGAATATGGCCCTCGAGGATCTATGACTAATCCAAACTCATTCGCAACACATCCTTGGGAATATATCAAAAACAAAAAAAGATGCCAAAGCAATTACAATAAGCAAAGAAGGGCTTGAATTATTAATGGGAGACGGATAGTGCCAAAGAGTGCAGTTCAATTTAAGACATTAAAACAAATCAAGTTTAAAAATGTTACAATAGGTGGAAGTTATGAGTGGAAATTAGAACCTTGGACTATCATATATTTGGTAGGTTTTAATTTAGAGCCAACAGACTATTGTAAAGAGAGTATGAGTGAACATGATTTCAAAGCTTTACTAGCAAGAGATGTTCTAGGAATAATGCCCTTGGAAAAAGCAGCAGAAAGGGTAGTTCCCCCACCTTGGATGTGGTACGGAATGAGATATTCTCATGAGCACAATGCTAAAGTGTTTAACTATAGAGTAAAGAAGGCAGCATTTCAATGTGAATTTTATGTATTAGCTCCAGATGAGTATCATCAAAATCAAGATAAAAAAGGATTAGAAAGAGAGTTCAAGCTGATGGCTACACGATTTGCTAACATTGACAATTTTAAATCTAACAAGTTTTGGATTATAACTCCACTGACCAGAGTAAAATAGGAGGATATATGGAGATTTTTTTTAAGGCTAGACCTTTGAATGCCAAGGGTGGCCACGTTCCAGGGTATTATTTCAGCTTAACAAGAAACAAGTTCGAAAAGATCAATGGTAAAGCACTAAGCAGAATTGAAGATAGGAGCTTCTTCAAAAAAGAAAATAAAAAGTTCAAGAAAATCAGAACAAAGAAGGAATACAAAACTCTCATCAAGGAGGAGTTTGGAAGAGACGACCGGTCCTTAAGGCGTCTAGGGTTAAAAGAAGTTGAAGGTTTTGCTCTAAATTCAGTAGTGATTCTATCAATCCCTCATGATTTTGTTCACAAGCATGCTAAAGTAGAAAAAGGCAAGATTGTATTCGATGTATTGAATAACAAGTTTTGCTTTGTTCCCAATGCTGTCTATAGAAAAGAAAAGATGAGCAAAGGGAATGGTTACATGATCGAAAAGATTAGTGAAGGTCAATGGAAGGTAATTCAGAAACCAGATAAAAAGAAATTTCCTAGAGTCTTAGGTGAGATTGAAATGCAAGAAATAAATGATGAAGTAAGTGAAAGTTTATATTTGTGGAAATCTAGGTTAAAATATAATACTAAGTGTATGAGGTGCAAGCTTACATGCAAACAACCGAGAATAATGGATCTATATTGTTGCGGAAACTACGAACCAATCAAACTAAGGAAAAAGAGGAGCACTAAGAAATGACAGATGCAGAGAGAGCAGAGCAAGCAATAGATCATTGTATGAGAATCATAAAGAAGTATGTAACAGATACAGATAGAAAAGACCAAGTAGATCGCTTGTTAGAAAACTTTGGAGAGAGGATGTTTTTAGCTCCAGCTTCGACAAAAGAAGATCATCATTCAGCTTATAAAGGTGGATTGATTGTCCATTCAATGAGAGTAACTCAGAGAATATTTGATATTTGTAATGGGCTAGGATTAAAAAATGATGAAGTTCCTCATGAAAGCAAAGTTATAGTAGGAATATTCCACGACATAGGCAAAATAGGATCATACGATGGAATACCTCATTACTTGACACAAAATTCAGACTGGCATAGAGAAACACTTGGGCAGTATTACAAGTATAATGAAGAGCTTAACGATGGGTTAACAACATCTCAAAGATCTATCAGAATTTTGACTAAGCTTGGATTGGATCTCACAGATAGTGAGTATATTTCAATCTTGTTCCACGATGGATTATATGTGAAAGAAAATGATTCATACTCAATGAAAGGTTCAGAAGATAAGCTTATGAGAATCACTCATATGGCTGATTCTTATGTGGCGTTAATAGAGAATATTTAATGGAAATATTTTTGTTTATTTTGGGCTTATTGGCCGGAGCAGGTCTCATGTATGTTCTGGTCAATCGTAGTGCTGATAGAATTGTAGAGTTAGAAAATATATTTGGAGAAATGTATGAGGAGTTTGGTGTTTTCACTAAAACATGTGAAGTAGTTCTGAATTCTTCACGTTATTCTAATGAACCAATGCTTATGACATTATTAGAGCAATTAGCGGGCCTTCATGTATATTTATTACAGATAGAAAACTTTTACACATTTGATTTAGAATTGAATGATGAAAACATAGAGGTAGAGGATCCAACAGGAAACCCTCCTCTGGAGACTGAAGATGGGAATGAACACCCTGAAGGAAGTTGAATTATTTGATGATATGACTTTGGATCTTATATTCAAAGAAATTTATGATCGATCAACTGAAGATAGAAAGAAAGCATTAGATACATATGATATGATTACAGCTGAAATGAAAACTGATGAAGATATTTTCATGATCGGTGATAAGGCCGATAGGTATCTTGATATTGCACAAAAATCTACAGACAACCTTACAAAAATGCTAACGGCTGCACAACGCCTATTGGAGTTGGATGCTGTTCAAGGAAAAGATGGAGTTAATGCTGATGATATTCACGATATACTTGAAAGATTAGATCAGATTCCAGATGAATTAAGAGATAGACACAAGAGAGTTGAAGCAGCAGAAGAAGTAGAAGAGCCTGAATCCAATTTTGAATTTGTATCAGATGAAGCTCTAGATACTGCAATTGAAGTTGGCAAGGATGCTATAAGAAGTATGAAAAAAACAAATCCAGGACAAATCGATAGCTTTTTCAAGCTTGAATTAGATGATGAGGAAAATCTAGAAAGGTTTAAATAGATTGACAGTATTAGGCATTGATGTTGCAACTAATACTACAGGTTATGCCGTTGTAAATGAAAAAAAAGAACTACTAAAGTATGGTATTATAGACACATCCAAACAAAAAGATTATTTCGATAAAGCAGAAATATTTACTCTCCAATTAGAGCAATTAGTTGGAGAGTTTTGTTTTGACAGAATCGGAATAGAAGAAATACTTAGTAGATTCAATGCAGGACATTCTAGTGCAAAAGTAGTAATCGCTCTTGCAAGATTTAACGCATTAGTAAGTTATAAATGTTATCAGCTAAAAGGCGAAAGACCATTGCATATAAATGTTCTAACAGCTAGAAAATTAGTCTTAGGTAAAATTCCGAGGAGTATAAAACAAAAGGAATATGTATTAAAATTTATACAAGAGCTCTATCCAAATATAGAACTTCCTAGAATGAAAAGGAAAGATGTTTTATCGAAAGATGCATATGACATAGCAGATGCTATAGTAATAGCCTTGGCGACTTTAATATATGATGAGAGCAAATAGTGTTTTTGAAAAATTAAGAACAATTTTAGGAGAACCGAAGAAGCTGCCCGATGGTAAAGGAGACGCAGCTTTTTTGTGTTTAAATTGCAATCACACAACTCCTCATCTAGTAATCAATATCAATAATGAAAAATATCATTGTTGGATTTGCGAGTTCGGTGGTCGAGGTATCAAGAAGATGCTCCTTAAATTGCATCTTCCAAAAGAAGCTCAGAGGTTTTCAACAGAAGTCTATGACTTATCTAGAACTATAGATAATGTAAAGCAAATGTTGAGAGGTGATGTAGAGGATAGAACAGATTATTCCATAGCTATTCCAGAGGGATATAAACAAATATATTTGAAGCAAAATTGCTTTCAATATAACATGGGTTATGATTATCTAATAAACAGAGGATTGACTGATAGAGATATACTTCGCCACAACATACTGTATAATGTATCAGCCAGGCGAGTACTCTTCCCATCCTACGATTCAAATTTCAAGCTGAATTATTACCTAACTAGAGCTATTGACGAGGTACCCTACAAATATCTAAACGCAAAAATACCAAAGACGGAATTCATATTTAATGAGCACTTGATCGATTGGACTAAACGGTTGTTGCTAGTAGAGGGCGTCTTCGATTCAATACTCTCGAATATGAATTCCGTTCCTATTTTAGGATCGATAATACGAGAACAACACAAATTATATAAACAAGTGGTTAAGTTTCAGACGCCAATTATCATAGCTTTGGATCCAGATGCTTTTGACAAGCAAATTAAAATAGCTAACACATTTATTAATAATAACATAGAGGTACTATTTGTTGACATGAGAAGTACAGATAAAGATATAGCAGACCTGGGCCCAGAAGGCTTTGAGAACATATTAACACACAATAGCAAGAACTACGATCTGAGATCAAGAATTGAGGGAGAATTGGAGATTCTATGAAAATCGTTCACATTGCAGATGTACACATTAGATTATTAAAACGACATAAAGAATATAGAGAAGTATTTGAAGATTTGAAAGCATCATTAAGTAGAACTCGACCTGATGCTGTTGTAGTTGCTGGTGATATATTTCATAATAAAGTTAATCTTTCACCAGAAGCTGTTGAGATAGGTAGAGAGTTTTTAGAGATAATATCTGATTCATGCCCTGCTTATTTGATAGTTGGAAATCACGATTGTATAGTTAATCAACCTGGTAGAAAAGATGCTATTAGTCCATTACTAAAATACAAATATAAAAATAGAATAAGTCTATTTAGAAAAAGTGGTTTTGATTATCTTCCAGAACACAAAGTTGCTTTTGGAACATTTGCAGTTAATGATGAAGCCAATTATCCATTTCATATAGGAACAAAAAGAGAAGGATATACTTACATAGCTTTGTTTCATGGTGCTATAAATTCAGCTAAAACTGATGTGAACTATGTGTTAAGGACAGACAATAATATAAACATGTTCAAAGAATATGATTATGCATTGCTTGGAGATATACATAAACGACAGAGTATGGGACCGGGGATGGCTTACCCAGGATCATTAATACAACAGAACTTTGGTGAAGAAATACAAAAGGGATATTTGCTTTGGGATACTGAAGAAGGTACTAGCCAGTTTGTAGATTTGTATAACAAGTATGGTTTCTATACTATACGATTAAAAGAAAAAGATATAGAGAATTTTGATCAAAAGAAATTCAAAGATATGCCTGTCAAGCCATACGTTAGAGTATTGGTAGAAGGATCTTCTTACAATCAGATCATGCTTCAAAATTTAGCATCACAAATCAAAGAGAGATATAATCCGCTCTCAATTTCAGTAGATGTAGATTTGATAGCAGGATCTAATGATCTGAATATTGAAGATTTGGAAATTGATAATGTATCTCAGTTGCCCGTTCAGCATAAGCTCATAAGAAGATGGTTTGAAAATACAAACATTACTAAGAAAGAATTAGACAAGATAATTAGAATCCATACTGAGCTGTTCACAACTATAGTGACTGACGATATTGGTAGTATGGGAAATAATTGGGCAGTAAAGAAGATCAATTTTTCAAATGCATTCTCCTATGGTGAAGATAATTCTGTAGATTTTGAAGCGCTTAATGGATTGGTAGGAATATTCTCTCCAAATGCTTCAGGTAAATCTGCATTGTTGACTACTATTATGACTGGAATATTCAATATGTCTGATAGAGTCTCAAGGAATAACATTGGAGATTTGATTAACAAGCAAAAGGAGCAAGCTGATATTGAGCTTTATTTTTCCGTCGATAATAGAGAATTTGTATTAAGGAGACAAGTAACTAGGCAAAAGAAAGATCGAGAAAGGGGATTATCAACTGTAAATCTCTGGGAAATAATGGCTGGTGAAGAAATAGCTCTATCTGGTGAAGCTACAAAAAATGAAACAGAAAGAATAATACGGTCATTGGTTGGAAACTATATGGACCATAGCATGACCACGTTTGGAATGCAAGGCAAGTTAACTGATTTCATTGATGAGTGTGATGCTGGTAGAATTCAGTATTTGTCTAAGTTCCTCGGATTAGATATCGTGGAAGCTATATATCTAGCTGTTAAGGGTGAATGTGATGGTTTGAAAAGATTGATAAAACAATACAAGGAGCATGATTTCAAATCTATTTACAAAGGGTATGTTGAAACAAGAGATAATACGCAAAAAGAATTAGACAAGGGTCATAAATTGAAAGAGAGGATTTCTGCCGAGTGTAGTTCTATAAAGACTAGAATTTCTGATTTGAATAAATTGCTTAAGAATATTGATAGTGGTGTTATAGATCCTGAAGAAATAAAACTCCAAATCTATAAGACTGATAAAAGAATAGAAGAGTTAGTTCACAAGGAAGCTGAATTATCGGTTGAAATAGGCAAAACAAAAACTACATCTAGAAAAGTCTTCAGGCAGTTGAAGAAATTCGACATTGAAAAATTAAAAGCACAGATGGAGGAGTATCAAGCAAAGATTACTGAAATAGGAACATTAAAAAATAAGAGCTTATTATTAAAGAAAGATATATCGTCGGCTAAAAGATTGACTGAAAATCTGAAGAAACATGATTGGTTCGAAACTGATCCAAATTGTAAGAAGTGTGTGTTTTTATCCGATGCTTTCCAGTCTAAAAATTCATTAGAAAATTTGAATATAGAGTATGATACTATAATTAAAGAGATGAATGGATTATCTAGTGATATCGAAGGCCTAAAAGAAAGTGCTTTCGAACATGAAAAAGCAAATAATCTCGACAAGGAATTAAGCGGGTTAGAATATCAATACAAGATGAGTCTTGTTCAAAGAGATAAAATCAAAGCTAGTATTAAGAATTGCAAATTAACACGAAATAATCAGAAAGCTTTGTTAGATCAGTACAATAACAATGAAGCTGCTATTAAGCACAATGAAGGAATAAAAAATGAAATAACAAAGCTTGAAGCAAGTAGCAAGGATTTCGAAAAGAAGCTAACAAAATTGGATAGAGCTATATCAGAGCAGAATGTGGCACTTGGTGGAATAAAGCAGAAGATAGAAGATCTAGGTAATTCAATTCAACAATTGAATGATATTGAAGAATCATTTAGATTAGCTTCAATGCTCAAGGACGCACTGTCTAAGGATGGCATACAGCTTCAAATTATCAAGAAAGTGGTTCCTAGAATCAATATGGAAATTAGGAAGATACTATCTAATGTAACTGAATTCGATATAGCAATTGAGGTTGATGATGAAACTAGAGATATAGAAATATACATAAATGATGGAAGTAGTAAGAGGCAGATAGATCTTGGTTCTGGTATGGAGAAGACCATTGGTGCTATTGCGATTAGAGCAGCCTTGGCTAATGTATCTCTAATTCCAAGATGCAATCTATTTGTTATAGATGAAGGATTTGGAACCTTGGATTCTGATAATCTTAATAGTATGAATATGTTCTTGGGTCAATTGAAATCAATGTTCAAGATCGTATTAATAATATCGCATGTTGATTATCTTCAAGATATTATAGATTATAACATATCGATCAACAAAGATGAAGAAGGATTTTCACAAATAGACATCAAGTAGAATTAGTGTATATTTATAATAAAGAGAGGTAGATTATGGGTTTAGGAGGTTTGCTTAAAGGCGCAGCAGGTATCATAACAGGTGGATTATCAGGATTGCCTGGTAAAATCATAGAAACTGTTTCAGGTCAATTTCCTGAAAAAATGAGTGAAGCCGAAAAGGCTGCTCTTGAAGTTAAGATTCAACAAATTGTTCATCAACAAGAAGTAGAAATGTTAGATAAATGGAATGAAGAATCAGAGAGTCATAGACTATTTATCAGTCAGCACGAAGGAACTGCTTCTGATTTAGCTCAATTAGGCTGGTTAGGAAAAATTTTATTAGGACTTCGAGGAATACAAAGACCTGTTTGGGGATTTGCAACACTTATTTTAGATTTTAAAGTCGTAGGTGCATTTTTAGGAGGAGGAATGACAACAATGTTTGCAGCTCAATCAGCTGTAATATTAATGTATCTATTGATGGCAATTAATTTAATCGTATTAACATTTCTATTTGGTGAAAGAACTATTAAGAATATCATGCCTCTTATAGAATCTGCAATTAAAGCTTGGAAGGGAAATAATTAAAATATATGAATGTATGTATAGAAGAAAACTGCAACTCGATTATTTCATCTGGAGCTAGAAGATGCATGAGTTGTGCTACAACTATAAGAAATTTAAACAGACCCAGAAAAATTAAAACTATTTTATATTGTTCTGAGTGCAATTCTAAGTTGTATTTTAGAAACAAATCTGGTTTGTGTAGAAGTTGTTCATCTATAGTGAGAGCTAATACTGCAACCGGAAAAGCTATATTGTCTAGAAATGGAAAATTAAATCTAGGAAGAAAACATACAGAAATTGCCAAGGAAAATTTTAAAATAGGAGCTAACAAACAATCTACTAGGTTAAAAAAACGAGAAGCAAGAATAAAAGAAATAAAAGAAAAGGGTATAGCTCTACCGAATTATAACCCTAATGCTTGCAAAATAATTGATGAATATGGTAAAAAATATGACTATAGCTTTCAACATGCTATGAGAGGTGGAGAGTTTAAAGTATTGGGATATTTTGTAGATGGGTATGATAAAGATAAAAATGTAGTTATAGAGTACTATGAACAACATCATCGAAATCAAACAAAAAGAGATATAAAGAGACAAAAAGCAATAACTGATCATTTAAACTGTAAATTTATAATTATTGAAGAAGATTAATGAATGAGGGTAGAATAACTGATGTTATAGAAGTTAAAGGTTGGAAGTAAAAACATAGAACATAAAATGAGAAATTTTATCAAACATACGAGATAAACTATGAAGTTAAGAGAAGCCAGAAGAAAAAGAACACAATTGCACAGAGGAACTGACGGTCAGTGGCGTGCAGACATGGGTACTGTCAAAAAATTCATTCAAAGCATAAAGGGTAGTACAAAAATTGAAGTAGAAACAGGCAAAAGAGCTCGGGCTAGTTTTTACGTCTATGAAGACAAGAAAAAGAATACTGGTTTCAGTGTTGGAATTTATACAGACATAGCAGAATATGAATATACGATTGGCACTTTTGTTGAAGGCATGAATTCAACTCAAGTTGAAGAAGGAACAAGTGCTGAAGGATGGCAAGTGGGCAGAAAGAAAGCTGATTTGATGAAAATGTTGAATGAATTAAAAACAAAATTACAAAGAATGCAAAGTAAAGGCGTAGTACAATCTACTGCCGATTCAAAAGGCGGCAAAAACGGAGCTAAATAATGAAACTAAAGGAAGCGGTTAGAATGTTAGGTGAAGGTGCCAGAGAAAAGGCAGCTGAAAAATTTCTATCTGACATGATTAACCGATCTCCATTTAAAGGAAAGGTTTTCATAGCAGGAGGTTATGTTAGAGATGAATTGATGGGAATAGATCCCAAAGATATCGATTTGGTTATTGAATTGCCAGATGGAGGTATCAAGTTTGCCGAGTGGGCTACTAAGAAGATGGGGAACTATAAAAAAGGATCAAACCCAGTCGTATACAAAAGATTCGGTACTGCTAAATTCAACCTAGCTGGAACATATAAAGGATTTGACCTTGGCGATATAGAAATAGAATCAGTAATGTCAAGATCAGAACAATACTCTAAAGGGTCAAGAAAGCCCAAAGTACAATCAGGAACATTGAAACAAGATGTAGAAAGAAGAGATTTCACAGTCAATAGTTTATTGAAAAATCTCTCGACAGGTGAAATAGTAGATCTAACAGGACAAGGCAGAGCAGATCTAAAGAAGGGTGTTATCAAGACACCATTAGATCCTGATGTCATTTTTACAGAAGATCCTCTTAGAATGCTTAGAGCTGTGCGTTTTACAGCAAAATATGGATGGCAACTTCCCTTGTTTATGATCAAAGCTATGAAGAAGAATGCAGCTAAGATCAACAACATTTCAGATGAAAGAGTAAGGGAAGAGCTAGACAAAATGATTACAACAAAAAGTCCTAAGCAAGCCATAAAGATTCTAAAGGTTACAGGATTATTGAAATATGTTATGCCAGAACTTCAGGCTACGGTTGGTGTGTGGCAAAACAAACATCACGATAAGGATGTATTCAATCATATTCTGGATGTAGTTCAAGGAGTGCCTCCCGAACTACCAAGAAGATTGGCAGCTCTATTTCATGATATTGGTAAACCAACGGTTAAAAAGGTTATCGATAATGAAGCCAGGTTCTTTGGTCATGAAGATATAGGATCAGAGATTGCTGGTGAAATAATGAAACGTCTGAAATATCCCAATGCTGTTATCGATAGGATAAAGATTCTTGTTGCTAATCATATGAGATTGAAACAAACTGGCAGAAAGGGTGAAAAGGCAACAAGCAAACAGCTCAGAAAACTAAAGAGAGTAATGGGTGATCATTTAGAAGATCTATTGCATCTAATGGATTCCGACAATAGAGCACACGGTCCAAGCTCCTCTATGCCTGATCAGATAAAAGGAATTAGAGGTAGATTGGATAAGCTATCCCAAGATACACCAAAAGATCTATCTAGCCTACCTATTTCAGGAAATGACATTAAAAATAGCTTTAAACTTAAGCCGGGTCCTATTTATAAGGACTTGTTGAACGCTGTTCAAGATGCGATTGACGAGAATCCGAAGTTGACTAAACGTCAGGCACTAATCATAGTTAGAGATAAACTAAGAGAAACTAAATGAAATTAATTGAAGCAGCTATTACAGATGGATTTGGATCTTTCGAGGTGGGAGATAAACTCACTATTGAGGTCAGTTAAATGAATCTGTTAGTAGAGCGTATAGCTGACAATGGTGATTCAACACTTGGTGTTCTGTATGAAAAAGTATACATACACAAGGGTTATCATAAAGAATTACTAAGTTTCACAATAGAAGATGAAGCTAGAACCATAAAGGTTTATGGTGAAACAAGAATTCCCGAAGGCACATATACGATTCGTCTTAGAAATGAAGGTGGATTCCATCAGAAATATTCAGCTAAATACAGTTCTATGCATAAAGGTATGTTATGGCTTCAAGATGTTCCTGGATTCGAATATGTTTTAATCCATACAGGAAATGATGATGAAGATACAGCCGGCTGCTTATTAGTGGGCGATAAACTAGTTCAGAATGTAACAACAGCAGGATTTGTACAAGATTCTGTTAAAGCCTACAAGAGAATCTATCCAAGAATTGCTCAAGCAATAATGGATGGCAATAAAGTAACGATTGAATATATTGATATAACTAAAAAACATTTCTAGAAAGGCATACTGTGAATATAGTGATGTTGTCCAATGATGAGTTTAGATTAAAATCGTTTATAAAATGGATGCCAGATGAAAATTTTGATGATTGTCATTTCTATATGGTTACTGATGATAACAAATTTGATTTTGGTGACAGACTTAAAAAAATATTGAAAGAACAAGATAGAATAAAGCACTGGTCTATTCATACTATTAGCAATATAATCACAATGTACAAACATCGCTATGGATTGAGCGAAGAGGCGGAAAAACTAATAGAAAAAACAAAATGTGTTCTCATCAAACCGTTACTGTTAGGGTATTTCAACAAAATGCCGGGCTTAAGTAAATTCATGTACATCGATGATGATGTTCTATTCATAAAGAATATCAGAGAAATGTACAACAAATACGATAACTGTATTACCTGTATGGGAAGAAAGTGTGCCTTACCAGAAAAGGATTCGTATATCTTAGATGATTTGAATGAAATAATGGGTTCAAGCATTACATTAGAAAATTTAAAGCAAAACGGAGTTAATGCAGGCGTAGTCATATTGACTAGAAGCGATGACAAATTGATGGATTATGCTATAAAATTCATCGATGGAGAATCCGTTAAGAAGAAATTATCAGGAAGAACGCGGTCAGGCGTATTAGATGAAAGGTTCTTATCAGCATTCTTCTTAAAAATAAATGGTTCAAGTTTCATTTGGCCCAAAGAAATAAGATTAGAAGATAGAAGGAAACCTATTGCAGATAGACTTACTGCTAGAAACTTTTTCCACATGAACGTAGACGTTAACTATAAGAGATTGGTTGACTGCTACGAGTACAATGAAGAGAAAGATAGCGTCGTTAGAATAAGAGAAGATATCGTAATAGATTAACAGCAAAGAATTTCTAAGTATATTTATTAATAAATGTGTAGTTAAATGTGGAGAAAATGAATGGCACTACCTGATTACGAACATGTCTCACTAGGTGCAACGGGCGGAACAACCGCTGCAGTTACCAACCGCGTTGCTCTTGACTCAAACGCCTGGTCTATAACAGTGCCGATTGGTTTTACAGCTAGTGAGATAAACATACAAGTTAACAACCATAGAGCAATTGATCCCTCCTCGGCCAATAGAAGATTGCTACCACGAGATTTTGCACTCAAATCAATTGCCGCAGCTAAAGATAGTTCAATATCTGCAGATGTATTAGATCCTGACTTCAATGATAAATGGGTCGTATTAAGTAATTTAACTTCATCAGCTTATGAAGGAACAGGAAGATTTAGATGGATGAGATTGGCTGCAGCTGATGCGGATGAATGGTTACAACAAACATTTGAAGCTTATGTTTCTAGACATCACGATTCTAAATAATATAAGAGTTTATGAATGAAAATTAAAGAAGCAAGACTTAATGAGAGAGATACAATCCCCGGCAATGCTATGAAACATGTCGAGGACTGTATGGATCCTATTCGATCAGCTATAGATTTGATGCGAAGGGAAAAAATGCAAAGGACATTTTGAAGAGATTGCGGAGAATCGATAAAGATTTAGATGAAGTGTTTTATAAACTTCAAGATATAACTTCAGATTGGCCTAGTTAAATATAAAGCGAGGTAATATGGCAGAAGAAGAAAGTTTGTATAACCCTAGTAAGCATGTAGGAGTTCATCCAGAAACAGGAATTCCTTTGGTAAGAGCAAAACATAAATGGGTTAAACCAAAATCATCAGGACCGGTCAAGCAGGAGTTTAAGCCTCTTAGGCCCTTCTTTTGTGATTGTAAAGATCCAGAAACTGGTGAAGAATGTGGAGGTATGATGAGAACATGGGATGATATGTTCTATATGCAGTATGGAATGTGTGAAAAATGCTATCTCAAGTATAATCCACAGCTTAAAGAGATTGAAGAAGAGCTGGACAATAAAAATGAGGAAGTTTAATAAGCTAACTCAATTGCTTATAACAGATTGTAATCACAGAGAAACTGAATGAAAATTAAAAGATCAGATATTGAAGCTGTTGTTAAAGAAGTATTGCAAGAAATGGAAGCTAAGGTAAAGAAAGGTGATTATTTTAATCACGAAGGTGAGACTTGGGTAGTTGTTACTCCTGGTACTACTGAATCCAGAGTCGCCGTTGCAACGGGGATGGGAACGTGGCGGGAAAAAGGTATCCAGGACAACAAGATCATAGTAAAAAATAGAACAACAAGCATGAAATAATGGAGACAATAAATGTCAGATGTATATACACTTTCACCAAATAGGGTGGATCAAAACACAAGAGTTAGAAATGCAATGGAATGTATTGCTAACTATATAAATCTGATCCCTGAAATGAATGTTAACTTCATTGCTGACTCATTCACTCTATCGACACAAAAGTATGGAGCAGTAAATGACCATTTATTCTCCGCTAATTGTCAAGAAGAGATGGATACGATTGCAAAGAATTTAGAAACTTATCTCAGAGATGAAGATTTCAAAAGCGTAAGTGTCAAACCAGCTGAAGATCATGGTGATGGTAAATCAGATTTTGATACAGGTGGCTACTTCGATTTAACTCCAATGGGATGGGGTTCAGGTGTTCATTCTGGAATCAATTCAGGAAGACCAGTGCTTTATACAGTTAAAGCAACTTATGATTATTCAGTAAAACTTTAGAGAAAGCATTTGACTGATGCGCTATTGATAAAAAGTATAAAAGCAATGCTATACGCATTGCATTTAAAAGTGCCTCCTTATGTGATCACACAAATAATGAACAAGGTAGCACCGATTATACAGCCATTGATGGAGAATAAAGGAATGAAACTAAAAAACATACTAACAGAAGACATAGCAGATGATAAATGGATTCACCAATTTGGTAATTATCTAGATGCTAGTGATATGTCTAAAATGAAAGATGATAGCCATACACAAGTCTGGGAATTTTATATAGATGATATCGATCCCAATGAACCAGTAATAATAAACTTTTACAACTACAGTGGTTGGGAAGCTACATTCAAAGGAAAGCAGTTTGCAAAAGGATCAACTGCAAATAGACCACAAGTTGAAGCTAAGATATTAAAAAAATATATGGCTAAAATGAGATAAAATATGAAATTGAAATCAGCAATGAATGAAGAAGAGTGGGGAGTTTTCTCATCTGGCGGATCGATTGGGAATAAAAGTGGTGGCAAGCCAATTGCAACTGGAAGTAAAGAAGATATGCAGGCTAAAGCCAAAAGAATGACTAAGTCATTATCGCCTGGTGAAAAGAAATATTACAAAATGAAATATTCAGCTAGAGCAATAAAGTGAAACTAAGAGAAGCCATCACTATCAATGTCAAAGTTGGCGATACTATTCTTACAGGAAAATTTAAGAACAAGAAAACTGTGATCAAAACAATTTCAACTGATGAACACGGAATGCCTGTGATCAATGGTAGAAAAGCAGCTACATTCCGAATAATGAGAGATAAAGAATGAAACTAAAAGATACTAATGTAATCGAAGAAGGAATTGTAGATACTCTTCTAAAGAAGATGGGTATTAGAAAAGAAACAAATATGCAAAAAGCCATAAATCTAGTAAAGAAAAGTATAGAACGAAAAGGATCAATGGCTTCAGAGGAATATGCAAACCAAGTTTCTGAGAAGTTTGGCTTAGAATTAGGTATGGATGGATTAGTGCGATTGGCTTTGGCTAGTATGATAGATGATTTAAAAAATGATCCAGGCCCTAGTCATCTTGACAGACGTTATTAAGAGAGATAAAGAATGAAATTAAACGAAGCTAATGAAATGAACAAGTTAGATGAAGCTATCAGAAATTTAACTGATTATATTAATTCGTTAAACCGATCAGGAAAAAATCCTAAAAATATTCTTAAGTCTTATGTGTTGCCAGAACTTGAACGACTAGTTAGATGAAGTTAAGAGAATCTATGAAGCGTTCTTATAGATTAGCTGCAGGAAGTAATGATAAAATCATAGTCTATGGAGCAACATCAAAAGATACAGCAGCATTACAAGATGAACTAGGACCAAATGTAGGAAATGCAGGAATAAAAGTGGTTATAAAGACTGACAAATATAATTTAGAAAGATCATTTCAAGCCTTAGACGATCTAGGGTTTATGAGAGAATAAAATGCGATTAAGAGAAGCTGATAAAGATAGAATATATCTTAAATCTAAGAATCCTGATGAAATGAAAGCAATGAAAAGAGGAATTGCATTGCGTAAAGTGCACACCGATATTGGGAAATTGAAATCAGAAATTGAATATCTTCAAAGATCAATAGGCCGGGATGGTTATACACCCGATGTAAAAAAATTTATACGAAATATTAAAACATATAAAAAAAGCTAGTGAAATATCCGAAAGATGGACAAAACGATAAAGAGAGGGCATATTGTGGATTTAAGTATTGAGAACGTAGAACGTTGTCTTAACTATAAGAATGCAGAAGAAAGGGATGTAGTAAAGCAGTATTTTACAAATCCATCACAAGTAGATAGAACAAAGAAAACTATAGTATTTAGCACACCTTCAGAAACAGGAACAAGTTTCTTTAGAGTTTTTGAACCCATGAGGGTTATGTGGAAACACCATAGGGATGAAGCAAATTTCATTTACACCGAGGGAATTCAACCCAATCATTTGAAATTAGCTGACCTCACAATTCAGCATAGAGCTGGTAATTTACATTCACATTTCTTATCTGTTTCACAGATGTGGCCAAAGACCGAAACCAAGCCTTTGATTGCTCACGATGTAGATGATAATGAATTCAACTTGCCAAGAACTCATCCAATGAGAGACTTATGGTATATGTCTGGTAAAGATAAAATGTCTATCCAGGCTCTTAAGCAATCCGATTTTGTTATGACGACAGGTCAAAAGCTTAGGAAAACATTCAAGCTAATGAATAATGATGTACACATAGTTAGAAATATGTTTGATTGGGATTTGCCACAATGGAATCTCAAACATGATGATGTAAGAAATGAGATGCTTCCTCAATGGAAGAATGTTCAAGACAAAATAATAGTTGGTTGGGCAGGTCTCACATCTCATTTCGAAGACTTAAAGAGAATGCATAGATCGTTAAAGGTTATTCATGATAAATACCCGAATACGCATTTTGTTTTAGCAGGAATGGCATTAAAAGATTCAGCTGTTGAAGTACAATACAATGACAAAGGCGAGCCTGAATTCAAATCAAAAGAAATAGAAGATGAAAATCTTCTATACAAGAATAGAGTAAAGAATCTCTATGGTGATTTTGATTCTAATAGACTGGCAATATTTGATGCTCTTCCTTTAGAGGAATATGGAAAATTCTATTCATTGTTTGATATTTCATTAGCTTATATTGAACACAATGCATTTAATTCTTGTAAGTCAGAAATCAAGGTTATCGAATCGCTAAGATATAATGCAGTTCCCATATTTAGCCATTATGGGGGCTACAAAGATTACTGGCATGATATAGTTCCTAAGAATATTCAGCACAAATACCTGGCCATTGATTCAATGATGCCAAAGAGATGGACAGAAGCTGTTGAATATTGGGTAAAGAAATTCGAAGAAGATAGAGAGTATGTGAAGAAAGTAATTGATCCAATTGCTAAATTCACTTGTGACTATTACGATATGAATGAAAATGCTGAAGATAGGATATTCTTTCTATTAGAAAAAGCTGAAGAACATGAGGAAAACGAAGTTAACCGCATCGCTAAAAACTATGGATAAAATCAAATGGCTGAGATTAAATTGTGGGACGATTTATTTAATGTAAGAAGAGAAGGAACTGCAGGTCATCTAGATATTAATTGGGTATTAGCAGATATAGGTGTGAATGAAACTATGCTTGTTCTTCCTGAAGATATAGATGGAGAATCACTTCAATTCATATATAATGCAGTAGGATCTGGTCATACATTTTCTCATTCAACAAAGCAACATTATGTAGCCATTTCTCATAGAATGGATGATGTGATTGAAGAAGCAATTAATAAAGCTTAATGGAGACAAGAATTGGAAAACTTTAGTGCACGACTTCGAGAAATCATCAAAGAAGTTATGGCGAAATATGGAATAGAAGAAGGCAAGCGTAAAAACATTGTTGTTAGAGGTGGAAAGAGAGTAAAAAAGTTTACAGCTGACACTGGACAAAAGATGAAAGGTGGGAAAGCCGTTAGAATGGGTGCAGCCGAAAAGGTTAACAGAAAAAGAGGTTCTCGACATGCTGCTTTAAAGAAGAAAGGAAAGCAAAGTAGAATTTCAAAGAAGAGAAAAAAATCGATGAAACGTAGAAAACAATTCGGGCTACACTAGGAGAAATAAAGATGTTAATTTGTCATGTATGTGAAGGTAAGAAGCTGTTGAAGACTTTACAAGAGGTTATAGTATGCCCTTCTTGTCAAGGAACAGGACAAGTTGTAAAGAAAAACGAGAACAATGAGAGCGATAATAAAAACAAGGAACTCTTGCTTGAAATTGTTTAAAAGTTAATAAAATTGTATTAATATATCAATACTTAATACAATAATTGAATAAGTAAATCGATGCGGTAGACTGCTAGAATGGTAATGGGTGCGTCTGATTGTTTTCTTTTATTATAATAAAGGAAAATAATATGTGGACATGTCCTAAATACGAATATTATAGCTCTAGAGCTGGGCACATAAAAGTAGACAGAAAGTGGGAACTTATCTTCGCAGAATATCTAGATGAATTAGGTGTTAGATGGGAAAGAAACAAGCCAAGGTTTCCATATATTAATCTAAAAAATAGAGAATCTACCTATTGTCCAGTTTTTTTTGTATACGACTGGAACGAGCATATAGAAATAAAAGGATATAAAACAGAATTAGATGAGTGTAAATGGAGACAATTTCCGGTTGAAGAAAAATTATCAGTGTGGCATAAAAAAGACTTAAAAAGAATTAATATAATCAAATAAAAAAGCTGTATCGCTGAGGAGAGCCTGGCAAGGGTGAGCTAAGCAGTTTGCTAAACTGTAGTCATTCAAAAGTGGCTTACGAGTTCAAATCTCGTGCTCTCCACCATTTTATAATTTGTCTTTAAGGAGCAATAAGATATGAATCTTAAGGAGCTAGCAAAAGCTGAACAATCTAGACATGAAAGTGAAAACTGGGAAGGTTCATTTGAGGAATATCTCAAAATGGCCAAAGAAGATCCTAGAATTACTCATAATGCTTATCAAAGATTGCATGCTGCAATTCTTCACTATGGAACTACAGAGCATACAGAGCTTAAAGAAAAGATTATTCATTACAAGCTCTTCGATGATCCATTTGAAGATGGTGTAGATGCTATCCGAGGATTAGATAAGTCGCTGATGGATTTTGTCAGGCTGTTAGAAGCTGCATCAGAAAGTTTTGGAGTTGATAGAAGAATCTTATTGCTCCACGGCCCTGTTGGTTCTTCAAAATCTTCTATTGCTAGAGTAATCAAGAAGGGTTTGGAAGATTATACACGAAAGCCCGAAGGTGCACTCTATACTTATCGTTGGATAAAAGTAGATGATCACGATGAATCTGGTGTTGGAGATAAGATTGTTGATTGTCCAATGCATGAAGATCCAATTCATTTGATTCCTGCTAGACATAGAAAAGACCTTGGTTTCGATCATGTCAAAGGTAATATCTGTCCATTGTGCAGACATTTTTATATAAAGTTGATGGATACTCATGAAGGTGACTTTGAAAAAGTTATCAAAAATCATATTCAAGTTTTCAGGTTTGTATTTTCAGAAGATAATAGAATGGGTATCACTACATTCCAGCCTAAAGATGAAAAGAATCAGGATTCAACAGAGCTAACAGGCGATATTGATTACCGAAAGATTGCTGAATATGGAAAAGATTCTGACCCTAGAGCATTTAATTTCGATGGTGAGCTCAACTGTGCTAATCGAGGTTTTATTGAAATGATTGAGATGCTCAAGCTTGATACTGCATTTCTTTACGATTTGCTTACAGCATCTCAAGAACATAAGATTAAGCCTAAGAAGTTTGCTCATGTTGACATTGATGAAGTTATTCTTTCACATACCAATGAGCCAGAATTCATTAAACTTCAAAAGGATAAGTTGCAGGAAGCTCTGAGAGATAGAATCGTTAAGGTAAATATTCCTTATGTATTGAAGCTCGATGATGAAATTAAGATCTATGAGAAACTGTTCAAGTCTGATACAGTAGGAAAGTTTATTGCTCCTCATACTCTCGAAATTGCAGCAATGTGGGCTATTTTGACAAGGCTCGAACCTCCTGTTGGAAATATTACATACGTTCAGAAGATGAAGTTATACAATGGAAGAGCTCTTCCAGGATTCAATGAAGAGAATGTTAAAGAGCTTCAGGAAAAAGCAGTTCGAGAAGGAATGGACGGAATTTCTCCAAGATATATTCAGGACAAAATCTCAAATGCAATTGTGAATCATCCAGAAGTTGTAAATGTTAATCCATTTATGGTTTTGAATGAACTTGATTCGGGCCTTGATGGATATTCTCTAATCGAAAGTGAAGATAGGAGAAAGGAATTCAGAGCTTTGCTGGAAGATGTTAAGACTGAATATGAAGACATTATTAAGAATGAAGTTCAAAGAGCAATCGCAGCTGATGAGGAAGCACTTCAAAAGTTGTTTGCTAATTACATTGATAATGTTAAGGCTTACACAAGCAGTGAAAAGGTGAAAAACAAGTTGACTCAGAAAGATGAAGAACCAAATGAATCTTTGATGAGATCAATAGAAGAGAAAGCCAGAATTCCTGCAGATAGGAAGGATGATTTTAGACAGCAAATCATGAATTATATTGGTGCTTTGGCTGTTGATGGAAAGAAGTATGATTATAAATCCAATGAACGACTGCTTCAGGCACTTGAAAGAAAGTTGTTTGAAGATCAGAAGGATACAATCAAGATTCATCAGCTCGTACATGGCACGGTCGATGATGATACTCAAGGAAAAATTGATATTGTCAAGACAAGAATGATTGAAAATTATGGTTACGATGATCAATCAGCTCAAGATGTTCTCGAATATGTATCTTCAATTTATGCAAGGTCAGATTCTAAAGATGAGAATTAATTATGGCAACTGTCAAAAAAGATCAATCTCGATTTAAAAAGAAGATTAGAGAGAATGTAAAAAAGAACATTAAGAATATTATCAATGGGGAATTTCAATCTGTAAAGGGTGGAAAATCCGTGAAGGTTCCCATTGATAGCATTCACATTCCTCGGATCAGATATACGGTAGAAAATGAAGGTGGGGTTGGTAGAGGAGAAGGTGAAGAAGGAGAAGTGCTTGGAATTGATGAAGGCGATGGTGAAGGACAGCAACAAGCTGGCAATGAAAAAGGCCAACATTCAGTCTATGCTGATATTTCACTCGAAGAAGCCGCTGAAATTCTAGGTGAAGAACTTCATCTACCAAATATTGTGCCAAAGGGACAGAAAGTAATTGAAGGAGAAAAAGATAAGTATAACACAGTATCTGACTCCGGTCCCAGAAGCTTAAGACATAAGAAGCGAACACTAAAGAACACAATCAAAAGAGGTAGACCAGATTTGGTTCCTTATGTAAATGATTTCAAGTATAAATCTTGGACTCGCAGACCTTCTCCAATGAACAATGCTGTTGTATTTTATATGCAAGACATATCAGCTTCAATGAGTAGAGAACAACTAGTATTAGTTAGAACTATTTGTTTCTGGATTGAAGCTTGGCTATCAAAAGAATATGATAACGTCGATATTAGATATATCATGCACGATACGATAGCAGGTGAGGTTACACAAGAACAATTCTATGCTTATTCTCCAGGTGGTGGAACTATGATTTCAACAGCATTTCAAAAGATGCTTGAAAGAATCAAGCTATCATATCCTGTAGATGATTGGAATATCTATCCTTTCTATTTTGGGGATGGAGATAACTGGGGTGAAGATTCAGACATAGCTATTAAAATGGTGACTGAAGATTTGGTTCCTATTTGCAATCAATTGAGTATTGGAATAATCGAAAGTGCCTGGCAATCAGTTGGTAATTTCGGAACTCAATTGCAAGAAAAAATGCAGCATGATGAAGAGTTGGCAAAGAAATTAAGCATAACTACTATACAAAGTATAAACGGTGTTTACGATGCTATAAAAGAATTCTTAGGGAAAGGAAACTAACGTTCTTTCTTTGCTCTTTTTAGAATAAAAAACAAATTATATGATTTTTACTTACCTGATTATAATATATTGATTGAAGTTGATGGCATATATTGGCATGCTAGAAATGAAAATAATAGACCAAAATACTGGAAAAAGATAAAAAACAACGATGAATATAAAAACAAATTAGCAAAAGACAGAGAGTTTAAACTCGTCAGGATATGGGAAGATGAAATTCACAAAAAATGGAGATTTTGTTAACGATGAAAGACAAATTCAACTATATTGTAGATTTTCCAACCGAATTGAAAGATTGGAAATATGATATAGAGAAAATTGCTCTTGAAGAGGGTTTAAGCTTTTTCGATACTATTTTTGAGATGGTTGATTGGGATTCTTTGTATCAAATAGCAGGTAGAGGAGGATTTCCCGAACGATATCCTCACTGGAGTTTTGGTCAAGACTATGATCATATGAGTAAGCAACACTCATTCGGTGTCATGAAAATTTCAGAAATGGTTATAAATACAGATCCTTGTTATGCTTATCTAATGACAAGTAATAGTTTGGCCGATCAAAAAATGGTCATCGCCCATGTCTATGGACATGCAGATTTCTTCTTAAATAACATGTGGTTTAGCAAAACAGATAGAAAGATGCTCGATACAATGGGCAATCATTCTAAAATTGTCAATATGTATGTCGATCGATATGGTGAAGAATCAGTAGAGAGCTTCTTAGATATTTGCTTGAGTATAGATTCGCTGGTTGATAAGCATTCTATCTTTATTCAGAGAAAGTCAACACCGGTTAGAAAAATGGCTTCACCTCTTGATGAAAAAATAGAAAACATAGATGATGCTATTGATATTTTTGATATTGATCCTGAAAAGCAATACATGGATGAATTCATAAATAAAAAAGAAGATATTGAGAAGCTAAGAAAAGAAGCCAGAGACGATAAAAAAGAAGAAGATGAAAGAGATAAAGGATTGCCTGAAAAGGATATTCTATTGTTGCTAATTAATAGAGCTCCTATGAAACACTGGCAGCGACATATTCTATCATTGCTTAGAGAAGAATCTTATTATTTTGCTCCTCAAGCTATGACAAAGATTATGAATGAAGGTTGGGCTTCTTACTGGCACGAACATATTATGACAAAGAGACGGATTCTTTGTGATGATGAATTAATAGAATATGCAGAACAACATGCTGGAACAATGGGATCTAGTAAGCAATTGAATCCCTACAAGTTAGGATTAGAAATATTCAAAGACATAGAAGATAGATGGAACAAAGGTAAGTTTGGCAAAGAATGGGAAGATTGTGAAAATCTACAAGAGTTGGAAAATTGGGACAAAAAGGTGGGTAAGGGCAGGGAAAAGATTTTTGATGTAAGAAGAACTCATAACGATGTTGAATTTATTGATGAATTTTTTACTAAAGAATTGTGTGAAAAGCTACAGCTTTATAATTATGATAAGAGAGATCTTCCTGGAAATATTGGAAAGGTTTATATCTTAACTGATAGAGAGTTTGCTAAGATAAAACAGCGACTGTTATTCAGCCTATCTAATCATGGTTTGCCTGCAATCACTGCCACTGAAACTGATTTTCAGGGTAATGGAACATTGAAATTGGTTCATTCTACTGAATCTGACTATGTATTTGAAGAAGGTGAAGCCAAAGAAGTTGTTAAAAATATACAGGCTCTATGGAAGAAGCCTGTTCAATTGGAACTGACAAACAAAAATGGTAAATACACGTACACTAATAGAGGAGCTCAAACAACTGTTTCAAAATCGAGTATAGAACCAAAACCCAGTGATATTTATGATACATATGAATTTGAATAATTGGGGCAGAATCTGGATTCGACTGTTAATTGATCATACGAGTGCATCTAAACAACAAAAATATTCGACAACGAATACTCTTTAGCTGCTTAATCAGCTACGTGTGCCTTAGGGACTCCGATATTTAAGGATTTCACGTAAACGTTTCGGAATGTTAAAAGTAATACCTTTGCTACACTGTCATAAATTTTGCTTATTATTTTATGATTGCGATTCAAATAAGATATAGATGTGAATGACTTATATGCTAGGTTAGCAACACGCCGGTTCAAACCCGGCCTGCTCCACCAAAAAATTAGAGAAGGTTAATGTATATAAGAGATGTATTGGTAGAAAAAATTGATTACCAGAAGGAAATTATAGAAAAAGGATCCGACCTTATTACATCGTCAGATCCTTTTTTTAGAAATATAATCAAAGCTTCTACTGTATGCTCTGATGCCGTAAAAGAAATGTTGAAGAGCGGTAAAGTTCTTGTAAGGAATTCAAACAATAAAGCTCATAGCTATTATAGAGGGCCTTCTAGAAATAGAAAACCAGTAGATTCTAATCAGAGCACAGATGATTTTTTTGAAAAATACAGAAAGAAATACTGGCCTGATATTCCATCAAGAAGAAAAGCTACATTCTCGTTTTCTGCTAAAGTAACAAGCAGAAGTTTAGATGCTTATGAGGTGAGCGACTCCGGCTATGGTTCACAGCTATTGGTAGTGATACCAAAAAATGGTACCAAATATTTTCAGTCAAAATATATAAAAGATTTTTTTGATTCAACATTATCTAATGATATTAGAGATCATGTATCATTAGAAAGTATAGATCGATTGAAAAATGCTCTTAAAGATGCTGAAGAAGATTTAGAAAATAGAAAAATAGATCTTTTCAACACACAAAAACAATATGGAAAAATGGCTTTGATGCAAGATGAAATTAAAATGGCTAAGCGAAGAGTAGCATGGGCAGAAATGGATTTAGAATCCACTCACGATGAATATATTGCAGCTAAGCAGATGCAAGATCCGAAGAAAATAGAAAAATCAATGGACAGATATTTTAATCAGATCAATTGGAAAATTTCTCAATTGATTACTGGGAGTCATAAATTTGAAGTCGTAATAGAACACAAAGGTTATTTTGCATTCTCTGTAAAGATATGGGAAGCTTATATAAAGCAAATGAGAATACCTCCATTGAGAATATTAGAACCAGAATATGTCAAGGCTTTGAATGGTGCTATTAGGAAAATTAAGTGAAGCTAAGAGAAGCTATATTTAAGAGTGTTCCATTTGATGAGGTGGAAAAGCATGTTGATTACATACAAGAAAGAGTTGCAGGCAAAGGTTATAAGAAAATGTTGCAGCATATTGTAGCTATTTCTAATGGTGCTAGTAATGTAGTCAAGGATATGACAATGAAAAGAATATGCTTGGTAAGAGGAACAGATGCTAAAGGTTCTCCTGTATTTTCTCATTCGAAGAGAACAACTGAAAGAAAACCAGTTGATTCTAGAAGAGATATAGATGAATATGTAGAGCAATTTAGAGCTAAAAATTATGGTAGTATTCCATCAAGAAGAAAATCAGTCTACTGTTTCTTGACTAATTGGACTCGAGGGAATAGCAAAGCTGGAATGAATGAATATGCTAGAAGTTATGGCAGAAATATATACGTAGTATTTCCATTGAACGGTTCAAAATATTTTCAGTCTTTGAAAGTGCCTGACTTTTTGAATTCATGGCCGTATAGTATGGTGGAAGAATATCTTGAATTTAAGAGTAGAGGTGTTTTTCTCAGTGGTAATGAGCCTGATCTTACAGGAAATAAAGAATCGGCTTTTAGCAAAGTCAAGAAGTCTAAAGACAGAGCAGATGAAGAGCTTGATAAATATTTCACTAATTCTAATAATAAGTTTGCTCAAATGAGCAAGAAAAATCATGAAATCGTCATAGAACATAAAGGCTATATAGCTTTAAATACTTTTGACTTGAATGTATATGCCGAGCTGTATAAGGGAGGAGTGGATGTATTCCACGGAGATCATATAGCATTCTTAAAGAAGCGTATAATATGAAATTACAAACACTTATAATAGAAAACATAATAGCTGAATATTCAGAACTTGTTCTAGAAAGAGCTGAAAATGATTTCAATAGAATAGCATCTAGATTATCCAACAAGTTATTTATATTAACCGGTCACCCAAGAAGCGGAAAGAGCACAGTTGTTACTAATTATATTAGACCGAGATCAAAGAATCTAAAGATTGTCAATCCTGATGACATCTCTACTATGTTTACAAAAGATCCTAATGTTCATAAGAGAGGTGCCACACATCTATCTATAAAATCATCTACTAATTTCTTTGCTAAAGCAAGAAAAGATAAGGCTGATTTTTTGTATGATTCAACAGGCACTGATACTTCTCGAATGAAGACAATATCCGATAAAGGTTCTAGCAATGGATATAATATTATCGTCATAAGTGTTTTTGCTCCATTGAAAACAGCTCTTGATAGAAATGCTAAAGCAGATAGACAAGTAGATCAAGATTATTTAATTTCAGCTTGGAAGGAATCACAGAGCAATATAAGAAAAGTATGGAATGCCATTAAACCAAAGTTTCATTTCATTGTAGTCAATACGAATGAACGGACAACTTGGTATAAATTCAATGGTAAGGAGATTGTAAGAAAGTAAAACGGTTATTTTGTTTTGTAATATGAGGAAACATCTAACCGAGAAAGGAATTGAACAGAAGAAAAACAGAATCACAGTCACAAAGAGAACTAAATACTGAACTTGGATATTTTGACAAATTATCTGTAGCAGGAAAAAGAGAAGCCTTCAAAGATCTCTACTTAGACTATACTGAAGCTAATGCGCAAAGGATTCAATCAGATACTAAGGCGTATAAAGCTAGAAAAAGACATATAAGTAACAAACATAAGAAAGATAAGAAGAGATTATCTCCAGCTTTTAGAACTAAAGGACATTCAGCCTCCGCGGCTGGTATTATAACAATGATTGGTCAATTCCCACTAGGTGAATTTATAGGTGGAAGATCTTATATGGCAATTAAAGCCATTATAAGTCACGAGATATTTATAACATGGATGACAACTCTCACCACTTGGTGCATAGGTGAATGGGATCATAGAAAGAGGAAATAAATGAAACTAAGAGAAGCAGTAGCGACAGGTGATATACAAGATCTTGCCGATCAATATGCTAACGCATTTGAAGATGGTGATCAAGGTGAAATGCAAAATGTTGAAGGCTTAATGGCAGCGCAATTAGCTGGTAAAGGTTGGGACAAAGCTGCAACTAAAAGATTTCTAGATGAACTAGCTGCTGCTGGTGATGGATCTGATGTGTATAAGTTAATGACTAAGTATAACCTCTTCGATAGAAAATATACTCTTGATGAATATTCTCCTACTGATGAAACTAATATGTACAAAGTTCAGATATCCATTCCATTGATAGAAAAAGATGCTGCTAAAGCTGATTCTAAAGAATTAGTTTCGTTTTTGAAGGAGAAGGGAATCAAAGTAATTAAAGCAAAATCTAAATCAACATCTCCTTTCAAAGTAGCTGATAATACAGTTATGGATGTTGATCTTGATATGATCATCAAAACTAAGATGGAGCGTGACGAAATTTTTAATGTCATCGAGCCAAGATATGAACTAGTAAGTTGTGAAGAAATTATAAATGGCAAAATAAGGGATGGAGGAATGTAATGAGACTAAGAGAAGCTATAGCTAAATTTTTAGATTTTGACAAGAAAGAAATGAATCTTATTAAAAAATTATTCGGAAAGATAAGTTAATGCTACCTAAAACAACAGTAAGAAGAGTGGCTACTGAAGCCGTTGTAAAAGATGAGCTTCTTGAAATCACGTATAGAAAGAAAGACAAGAATGTTGTTAGAAGACAGGTCAAACCAGCCGAAATCAAAACCGAACAACACGTAGATGATTATGGCTATTTGAAAACTGTCACATATCTATATGCCTATGAAAGATCTGCAGGCCATAGAGAAAAACACATTAAGAGGTGGATTATCGATCAATTCTTATCAATGAGAGTTATTCCTGCTCCACATGAGAGAATGCCAGCCAGATATACATAATGTAGTGCTAAATGCACTCTATTAGTTTTGCGTAATATTTATAATAAATTGTATAGTTATAACAAATTAAAAAATCTATGACAGCAGAACAGACAGAAGAATATATCAAGTGCAGAAGAGATCCGACTTATTACTTGAAGACGTACGGAAAAGTAAGACATCCAACGAAAGGTCTCTTGACTTTTGCACTATGGAATTTCCAGGAAGAATGCGTTTCAGATTTTTTGTCACATTCTTATAATGTCATACTCAAAGCTAGACAATTAGGCTTATCAACTCTATGTGCTGGGTATGTGTCTTGGATGATGACATTCTTCAAGAATAAAGAAATATACATCATTGCTACTAAAGCTGATACAGCTACTAACTTGGTTTCAAAAATTAAAGTGTTCTTAGAAAATATGCCTGATTGGATGCAACCAAAGTTAGACATAGATAATAGAAGAAGTATAGAATTAAGCAATGGTTCAAAGGTCAAAGCCGCTACATCCACCGCCGATTCAGCAAGATCGGAAGCTTTGTCATTGCTAATCATTGATGAAGCTGCATTCATTAAAAATATGGATGATATATGGATTGCAGCTCAGCCAACTCTATCAACTGGGGGAGATTGTATTGCATTATCAACTCCAAATGGTATGGGAAATTGGTTCCATAGAACATACGCTGATGCCCAAGTAGGACAGAAATTTGAAATGGCTGGTAAAATGGTCAATTTCAATTCCATTAGATTGCACTGGAGTTTACATCCAGATAGAAATCAAAAATGGGCTGATGATATGAGAACTAAGATTGGACAGAGAGCGTTTGCACAGGAGCATGACTGTGACTTTCTACAATCTGGTAATAATGTAATAGATGTAAATGATTTAAAGTGGTATGAAGAAAATCCAACAACAGCCGACGGGCATGATATAACTGAATGTCCTCATGTTAGAGAGCCAATTGAAAAAACAGGTTTCGATAAAGGATTTTGGATTTGGAAATATCCTGATTACACAAGACAGTATTTAGTTTCAGCAGATGTATCAAGAGGAGACGGATCAGATTATTCTACTTGCCAGGTCATAGATGTTGAAAACTATGAGCAGGTTGCAGAATATAAAGGTAAAGTTCCTACCGATGCATTTGGACATTTGTTAGTGCAAATTGCTGTTCAATATAATAATGCGTTGTTAGTACCCGAAAATAACTCTATTGGATGGGCTACAATACAGAAGATTATTGATTTGAATTATAGCAACTTGTATTGGACAGATAAAACAAAAATGTATGTAGATGTTACTAGAACTACAGACATTTATGATCCATACGATAAGAATAAAAAGAGTTTAGTTCCTGGTTTCACAACTTCATCGAGAACTAGACCAACAATGATTGCTAGAATGGAAGAAGATATTAGGAATCATGAAATAGAGCTACATTCGATGAGGTTGCTTAAAGAATTTGAGACATATATTTTTGAAAATGGCAAGCCCGATCACATGCAAGGCTATAATGATGATTTAATTATGGCTCTAGCTATTGGGATGTTTGTCAGAAATACAAATCTCAAGATTCATGAATTGGGCGGAGAAATGCAGAGAACAATGTTGAATAACATCTCCTCTGTTAACAATCCTTATGAACTTGGTGTTATAAAGCCAGAAGATTATAATAAAGTACCCGAGCAATATACAATGAAGACTCGACAGAGTGAAGAAAATCTTCTTTGGCTGTTATAGTGGAGCTAAACTAATGAAATTCGTAGAAGAAATCGCGAGAAAGCTTTCAAAAACAGAATTTAAACCCCGTCCTGATGTCAAAGCTAATGGTAATATGAAGAAGATTAGAAAAATGACTCAGGAGATTGCTAACCGCGAGAGGGATAAAATAAGGTGAGGAGTTAATGAATAATTCGAATCAGAGAAGTAATGGGTGGGGTGAATACGAAAAATTAGTATTAAATGAATTAGAAAGATTAAACAAATGGTCAGAATCATTCGCCAAACACGTTGATGAAGAACTCACAAAAACAAAAGTAGAAATAGCAACACTAAAAGTTAAAGCAGCAATGTGGGGCGCATTGGCAGCAGCAGTTGCAGGGCCTATTGTAGCAATAATTGCAAACATACTCATAAAAGGATAGAAAGGTATAAGGATAATGGATAAATTTGATGTTCTTAAGAGGCTAGTTACAGGTAGAAAAGCAGGGTATAAAGTTCCCACAGAACGCCCGGGCCAAAGAGCTCAGAAACGAGCTTTCGATACTTTTAGTAGAGCTGCTACATCTATATACAACCAAGCTTTAGCGGGTGGTGTTGAAAGACATGAACGAGTAAAAGATTATGAAGAAATGGATGCTACTCCTGAAATTTCTAAGGCGTTAGATATATATGCTGATGATGCTTGTACTTATTCTGAAGAAGGGATCGTACTCAACATAGAATCTGATGATGAGAGAATTACAGGAGAATTAGAAGAGCTATTCTTTGAAAGATTAGATATTGAATTCCATTTATGGAATTGGATAAGAAACATGTGCAAAAATGGTGACAACTTTGGATTATTGGATGTTGTCGATAAAGAAGGTGTCCTAGGATTAATATCATTGCCAGTATTAGAAATAGAAAGAGAAGAAGGTTATGATGGTGACCCTAACTCATTAAGATTCAGATGGACTGCTCAAGGTAACACCACATTTGATCCATACCAAATATCACATATGAGAATTCTAGGTGATGACAGATTCCTGCCTTATGGAAGATCAATCTTAGATCCTGCAAGAAAAATATGGAAGCAGTTATCTTTAGCTGAAGATGCAATGCTTATTTACAGAATGACAAGAGCTCCTGAAAGAAGAGTTTTTAAGATTGATGTTGCAAATATTCCACCCAACCAAGTAGAACAATACATTATACAGACAAGAGACAAGCTCAAAAGAACACCTTTGGTAACAGAATCAACAGGACAGTTGGATTATAGATTCAATCCTATGTCAATTGATGAGGATTTCTTCCTTCCAGTTAGAGGTGATAGAGGATCTGATATTGAGACTCTACCAGGTGGAACTAACCAGGGCGATATAGAAGATATTGAATACATTCAGAATAAGCTATTCATTTCACTAGGTGTACCAAAATCATACCTTACAGCTGAAGAAGATCTTGCTGGTAAAGCTACATTGGCACAGGAAGATATTAAGTTTGCTAGAACAATTCAGAGAATTCAGAAGATTATTGTTTCTGAATTAGCTAAAATTGGATTAATTCACTTATTCTTAAGAGGATTTGATGAAGAAAAGATATATAATTTTGATCTTAAACTGACAAATCCTTCTACTGTTATGGAAATGATGCAGTTAGAGCTTGTCGAAAAGAGATTTGATATAGCCAATACTATGGCTGATTCACACCTAGTATCAGATTTATACACGCAGAAAGAAGTATTGAGGTTAACTGATAATGAAATTGTTAAAGGTAATGAGCTTCTATTGGACGAAGCAAGAAGAAAGTATATACTCCAATCGATTGAAAGTGGTGAAGAACCTCCTGCTGAAACAGAAGAACCAGAAAGAAAAGATCCTCCTAAGGAAAATCAAACAGATACAGGACCTTCAGCTGTTCCAGATCCATTTGGTACTAAGGACCTTCCAGGTGTTCCAAATGAAGATTCCTTGGGGACTGATCATCAAAGCGGAGATTTGATTCGAAAGGGTAAGAGCAGAAAAGATCCATTCAACAAAAGTATATCAGATGTTATGCGACATGATAGAAAGATTGATAAGATATTTGAGACATTACAGAATAATAGACCTACAAAAAGTTTGTCAGAAGATAAAGAATTCAAAGCTGCATTCAAAAATCGGAACAACAACAGACGATAGATATATTTATATAAAGTGATATATTTATATCATATTAGTGCTAGCTAATAAAAAGAGAGATTGTATGCGACATAGAAAATTGAGTAATATTGGTATTATCTTTGAAGCGTTAAATAAGTGTGTGACTTATTACTCTTCAAAAGATAAGATTAGCGAAGGTGCTAAGGTATTTTCAGTCATAAGAAAATACTTCTTGGATAGTAGCACTTATATGCATGAGATATATAAGGAAATCTACTCTCCAATAATTTATGGACAAACTAATAATCACTACTATGCTTCTAAGTATCTTCAATATATGATTGAAGAATACAAGGGCATAGATGAAAATAGATTGCATAAAGAAGTTAAATCTCTTATATCTGAATTGGATAGCTTTGCCAAGCTTTCTTCAAAGCAGATTTTAAATACAAAAATCAACACATATAAGGTTTTGGCAAGTTTTAAAGTATTAGCTGATTCAGCTTGCAATAGAGTAAAATTAACTCCTCAAGAAAGATTAAGATGTGAACAGACAGTTATGGAGCATCTTATTAACAATGAGGAAGTAAAGCGCATTAATGAAAGTAGCGCAACCATTACTAGCAGTAGAAAACCATTGGAAGAAATGGAAGAGCAACAACTAACTTCATTCATTGCTGTCAAAAAGTTCAAGGAAAAATATAATGTTAGTTTAACGACCGAACAGAATGATTTCATGAACAGATATCTAACCACACAGGAAAAACCATTTTACAGATGGGTAGAAAAGAAACTTAAGAATATTGTCAAAGAAATCGATAACAAGATGGACAATGTTGAAGATGAAAAAATAGAAGAAAAGCTATCACTCGTAAAAGAAAGATTTGAATCAATTTTAAATAAAAGAAAAGTAGACGAAACAGGAATGACTGACATACTTCTTGGATTTGATCTATTCAATTGTCTCAAATTATTTTAAGGAGAATAAATAATGTCAATAGCAGATGAACAGAATATTTATGGAAAAAGCAATTTAGAAGGCGACAAAGCTACTGCGGAAAAAAGAGCCTTCTCTAAGGGAACTCCTGGTAGAAATCCTAAACCTCACGCCTTCATTAACGAGTATGATATCACTGATCAATATGATCTCGGCGACCGTCGGCATGCCGGACAGGATTATTTGCAAATTGCCAAAGACGCGACGCCTGGAAGTGAAATAGGCCAACGCACAGCTTTATCAGTGTTGTTTGGAGACTTTCTCGATAAGTTCAAGAAAGTGAATCCTAAAAATCTAAGAGTTATTAACAGGGATGAGTTTATCGCAAAAACTGAAAAAGCTAGAAGCGATACGTCTAGTGTTGTGATCGATGAATAGAAAAAATAAAAAAGAAGCCTCGATGACAGGAGCAGTCGCTAATTACAGCGGTGGAGGTTTAGGTGTAACAAGTGATCTGTCTCCAAAGCATACTAAACAAAGGAATATGGCGAGAAAAAAGATGAACAAACTCGGTAAACAGAAAGATAAGCATTTCAAACAGCTTGAAAATAAAAAGATCTCTGATGAAGCTCTCAGAGAATATATAAAAGATCAGATGTTTGAAATGATAATAGAACAAAATGATCCAAAGGAAGTCATTAATCTTATGGATAACATAAGCAAGATGATTGGATTGTCTCTCACCTATGTCCGTATGTTTCTATCTGATGGGATGAAGATGGGTGATCATGCATTGGATTATCATATGAAAAGAGCTAAAGCTGAAATTTCTAGAATTCAAAAGCTAGTTCAAGATGTTGATAAAATGACTGTTAATGTATACGATTGTCATAGAAAAGGTCAGGAACAACTAGAAATGGATAAGCAATCTCAAGATGATGAGTATGCTGAGCTTAATGTAATTCCAGATGAAAAGAAAGATCAAGAAGAATGTGGTCCTGGAGATATGAAACAAGGAATTAGACAGGCACCTCGTAGGAGAGGAATATGAAAAGGAGAGGAATATGAAAATCAAAAGATCAGAAATAAAACAAATTGTTGAAGAAGTATTGAATGAAGGTACTGATGTAGCCGCTCTTAAAGATCTTAAAAAGAGAGCTGATAAGCTTATCAAAGGAATTGGAGGCTCTATGCCTAGTCAAATGACAAATGCATTGAGAGATGCAATTGATGATATGCTTTATTTTATAACAGGTGATGATCAGTGAAAAGCAAAAAGACAATGAAGAATTTTTTGCTGTAGCATACGATAGTAAATCTGAACAGAAAATTGGTTCAATATTTTTAAGTAAAAATTCTAATAAAGCAGCAAAGCTGTATGATAAGATATAAAAAAAACCCAGAATAAAAGATTTTAAAAGAGGATAGACAAGATGGAAAAGCAATTATTAACTGAGTTCCTCCTCTTCGAATATGATGCTATCGAACCCATTACTGATCCCAATAGTGATGGTATAGTCAGAATGAAAGGCATAATTCAAAGAGCTAATTCACCAAATGCAAACAATAGAATATATCCAAGAGCAATTCTTGAAAGAGAAGATAAGAATATGCAAGCTTCTATAACTGAAAGAAGAGCATTGGG